TGCCTCTTGCTTTGAAACATCCCAAGCCTGCATTGTAGTATCTGCCTCTTTCGGCTCTTCTCTAGACGTATCTGGCGGCTCTACCGATTGCAGAATAGACTGAAGACTTTCAGCTTCATCTACCTTCTCAAGCTCCTGAGGTTTCTCAATCAAGTACTTAAGGTTAAGCATTCTTTGGACTTCTTTGCTCTTAAAGTCTTTCTCATTAACTTCTATTTGCATCCCATTCATCAAGTTTTTCAACCCCGACTCAAGCCATAACTTGATAATTCCCTTGAACGCCGGATTCACAACAATCACATGCTTTTTAGACATCTCATGCTCCTTCTAGTTTACCCTTGTCCTCACTTCATCATAAACACTCGTCTGTCGAGCCTTCTGCATATTATGAGGACCGATTGGGTCTGGTTTACTATCTAGTTTATCGACCACAAACGGAGAATCATTATCCTCAAACGTGAAATCAAAGTATGGACTTAGCTCTTTCCTCGTTGCGTCGTCCCTTAATGTGTTCCTAGCATTCGGAAGAACATACTTAGGATCTTCCCTATTACTCATCTCTGGGTCTTGAGAAATACCTTCAGGTCTTTGGGCCCTACCGACACCACCACCCCATCCCTTCTCTGCGCCAGGAGTAGTCATCTTCATGCCCCGTCCATCGCCAGGTTGATGATGAGTGGCATACGGATCATTAAGAAACGTATCCGGATCTTCATTAAGGGGTCTTACCTTAATGGCGAGTTTCAGGAACTCTTTAGTCTGGACCCTTTTCATACTATTTCTTATTACCAAGCCAATTAAACAGGTCTTCCTGTATATCTCTCTTGTCTTCCTTGGGGGGATTAAACTCTATTTCCTGTTTCTCAAGATCCTCCTGCAAAGCCCCAGGTGCTCTCGACTCCAATTCGTCGCCAGGAGCATCGTTTATAACCTGTCTCTTAATGCGTGGGTCTTCCACACCAGCAGTTAAAAGCCTTACCTTGCCAGAATTTATATCTGTTACAACTTGCTTCTCTTGGTCGGTAAGCTCTCTACCCTCTTGAACCGCTGTCCTATAAATATGAAACAGCATTGCATCAGCATCCTTGATAGCGGATGCGGCATTTGCACCTACATTCTTCTTATTAAACTCTTCGCGAGTTTCATAATTAGACAATAATTGGCTTCTTTCTTTTGTAGGGACTTCGGGAGCCTTCCCATCTATCATCTGGCTTCCAGGCTTCGGCATATCGGGATAAACACCCTCATTATCTTTCTGAGCTTTTTTGAAGGCGTCGATAAACTCCTTCTCATATTGTTTCGCCATGTCCTGTAATGGAGTAGTTTCGCTATCCCTATTTTTGGTAAGCACACCACCAGGACTATTATTTAGCTGCGCTTCCGTTATAACAGGCTCCATACCGACCCTGGTATCACTTTCCCCAAGCTGCTTTTCCGTGATGGTATTCAGGTCTTCCTCCTTCCTATCATCGCTAAGCAACCAGTCCAGGTTGCCAGGTTCGCTCTGTGCATTGTTGTCAAACCTGTCTCTATCCTCTTGTAGCCTAGTGTTTATATTGGTTACTTGAGATTCTTTATGTAGATTGAACATTATCTCTCCTTCAGCATGTATTGAACCGTAATCTATCTTTCTAGCTATTAATGCTTTTTACCTTGTGGGTTTCCAAATTATCTCCTGGGCATATGCCCAGGATTACCTCTCTGTTCCATTCTTCGAGATACCTCTTGCCCTGTTCCTTGCCCATACGGGACCCCCTGCATAGACATCCATGTTCTTGAATTGGACATGGGATTAGCTCCAGTATTTACAAGCTTTGCTTTCGGAAGCTTATTGGCGTATACGTTGATTGCCGAATATGCTGCGCCAGCCAAAGCATCCACAATATCATCGGTATGAACGTCCCCATCCTTAGCCGGAAAAACTTTATACCCTCTGGATCCTAACGGCTTTTTCTGCAAATACATAAGCTCATTAAGGAGCAACGGGTCTTCTGGGAACAAAATCCTTTCACCGACAATAAGGTTATAAAGCTCATCATAAATATTCATCTTATATGGAGAATTGAATCTAGTACATTTCGCTGGTATCCCGTTCGCCTGTAGCTTCTTAATGCTATCAAAAGAGTTCCACTGATCGTATGTTACCAAAGCCAGATTAAATCTCCTTCTAAGGCGAACAACATAGTCATCTACTTCTATGACATTAACTGGGTTCCCAGGCGTCGGATGCCAATACTTGATATGGTCAACTACAATAACGAAATCTACCTTCTTCGTTTCTGGAACCACAAAATTTTCCCTATGGAGAACGACCAAAGCGTAATTATGGCTTGTAGACGCTGGATCTAGATGAGCAAAGTACCTAAAACCAGGACGACCAAGATCTGTATTCTTTAGCCCAGCCTCTCTCCCTATCTTAAAGCATTCCTTAACGCTATCTAACGGGAAGCAGTTTTCGCCTGCCGTACCAGAGAACTCCGCCCCAAACTCCATCCAAAATTCCTGTTCGCTCATATTCGGGTTAGTTTCCCTGAGCGATTGCATAGTCTCTTTGGGGTTTATAATCCAGGTAGGAAGCCTACACGCAATCCTATCTTTAACCATATGAGCATCTTTGAAGATCTTGTAGAAGATTCCCTCTTGTCCTCTGGGAGATGATATACTTACAATCTTACTGTCATACACTCTTCTAAGCCTATGTTGACCGTCCTCGTCCAAAATAGGTTGACCGTCTGCTGTATACATAGGTATAGACCTACCAAACGTATTCAACGCAGGCGTCATAGCTGTATAAATACGCTCACCAGAAGATGCTCCTCCAGTCTGTTTGTAAGACGCAACCTCATCGAGGATAAGAACAAAAACACTCTTACCAAGCAATGAATCAGAGTTGCTACTACCAACCTCTAGAACAATAGATCCCTTTTTGAGAGGTAGCCCATCTTTTCTATACGCTATGTTGTCCTCTTTGTCTCTTGGCGTCAACAAATATATCTGGTTAGCTGTGATGCCGTCACCAATGAACTTGTCTTTAAAATAAGGAGATCTTAACAACTTCTCTTTCATCTCTGTAAAAGCGATAGTAGCCTGCCCAGCAGCAGTAGCGACCGTTAGCATCGTAATAGGGTTTGACGGGGCGATCCCGTAAACACTGTATGGATCTCCTCCAGGGCATTCAAGAAGCCTCATAGCTTCATACAAAGCGATAACGCTAGACATGAAGTCCTTACCAGATCGCCTTCCCCAGACTAGCGCCATTTCCCTAAAAATAGCTTCGCTATTATACTTCCCAAGAAGATCTCCTTTCTCGTCTCCGTCCAGTTCTAACTCCATGAGAAGTTCTATCTCATCTTCCGAAAGTTTCATATCCTCATTCCCTTTTGACCCTCTATAAAAGATCTTCAGAATGATTCTCTGCATAGGATAGAGATTTACACCATATTTAGGCATACCCAAATACCTTGGGCTTTCACAAAACTCGATTATGTTTGGTATATATTTTTCTTCTTCTGCATCTACAGAAATACCGTCCATCATGTTTGTTAGCATCTTTGCAACTGATCTTCTCTTTTTGCGCATCCGATCCTCCTATGGCTCCGTATTAGCTGCCGAAATAGTAAAGCCTAAAGCATCAGAAACTTCTGCAAGTCTTTCTTTGACCTTAATGCCTTGCGCCGTCAGCCAAGCATCGATAAGCATACCAGAGTTTTTCTGGACATGCTGTTGAAGGGTGTTGATACAACCGTTTACATCGCTATAAAAGTTGAGATTCGTTTGTCCTTGCAATGTATCGACTATAGAGCCTATATCTATGTAAGTGCTATCTGCACCTTCTAATTTTGTTTGCACACTATCTAGACGATCCAGCGAAAACGACAAATTGTCTGAGTATGATTTGTATATCGCTGATGTTATCATTATGTTCTCGCTATCATTACTGAATCGTGATTAACATACAACGAATCTGTAACAATGTCCCATTGCCTTATCCTTACGTAATAGACCTGTCCCCGAGTTAAATTCGCTATAGGAGAGATGAATCTAACCTTATTACCTATGAAAGCTGAGGTTACTCCCCATTCTGGCAGGCCCGTAAAGCCTTTCCACCTATTTTGGTATTCCCAATTCGTCTGGTCCAAATAACTGTTCTTCTCGTAAACCAGAGTGGAATATGAAGAATCCGTATATACTTGTAATATGAAATGATATTGTGCGTAATCGCCCGTATCGTCTTCAAGCTCAAACTCGTGAATCCATTTTCCTTCCGCGATAATATTGCTGCTGCTAATTGAGAAATCGCCAGACTGCTTTGATTCGTAATATTCTGGCACAAATATGTTGTATTCCTCTAACGCCGCGTCAATATCTTCAAACGGGTTGAAACTCGTTCTTTGTTTTACTTCTCCACCCACTCTGGTTCTGTCGAATGAATCATCCACTATCTTTGCCGAAGCAGAATCAGTAACTTCCATTGCTGCCGCTGCACTATTCGTGACGTATAATAGATCCAATTCCGTTTGAATGTCTCCACTATCAACAATATCTTCTAAAGCATCGTCCAGGTAATCAGCAGCAGCTAAAGAATACGCCAAAGATGCTGCGAGGTCCCACAGAAGCTCTCCCCATGTAGCGTTGTTGTCGTCCTGAGTCCTATCATCTAGATAATCCTGACTGCCAGACATGTTAAGAGAGATAAGCGGGTCACCAATCAAACACATCGGGGAATCGTAAAACTCCAAACCATACAAATAAGATGCACCAAGAGATGCACCCCTAAACATAGCATCATAGAATGGTGTTGGTTGTAGAAACCCTGAGGAATCAGGATCTAACGTTGCTGTTGAAGCCACATACTCTGGATCTGACATAGCCCCCGCACAAGCAACATATCCGCCAGACATCGCTATATGGCACCAACTCCTAGAAGTTATATCTCTAAGAGAATCCGCTGATCGATCATCTGCATTGTAAAAGAAAATCCTGGGAACCGTTGTGTCTTCAAAGAAGTCCGCATTACCGTGGACAGGATGTGCTCCCCAATAAAACGCATCACTATCCAAATGCGGAAATAACCAGTCATTCGCAAGATCATGAGGCTCGTTTGTCCTGACGACATCTAGACCTGTGAAATACACAACATCATCCGAGAACTCTTCGAGATCCGTTTGGTAGCTTGTCGAATCCATCTTGTACCCGAGATGAAGATAAAACCTCCCGGCTGGGATCAGTGAAGATCCTCGAAGTGGACTCGCGTTATCAATAAGGCTCCTGGTTATCGTTGGCGTTGCACCATCTATCCTAGAAACGATATAAGCATGAGAGGCATCCTCTTCATCGAACAAAATGCCAGTGCTATCATCGTAATAATCTTTGTGATTCTGGCGATTATACAAGTAGCTTCTACTAAACTTGTCAAACGTGTGATCCATTCGAGAGATACGAGATGTTGAAGAGATCGTATCAACCCCATCATAGAAACCACCTGGAACGTTATATCCTAGTATAATAACCCAAATATCTCTGCCTATGACAGATTGAGCTGCAACAGCGGCTAGGACAGGATTTTCCACCTGCGTTTGAAACGTAGCGTAATCTGCCAGTATTTCTGTGGAAGAGCAAGCTATAGCTACAGCCTGACCGCTAGAAAGGTCCCAACTACTAACATAATAGTCAGCAATCTCCTCGCTATCGGTATCTCCTTGCCTATAGATGAACAGCGTGTGTTCAGATAGTCCCATCACATAAGCCTCAATTAACCATTATCTATTTGCACGAAAATGGGGATATACCTTTATTTCGTTGTGGTTTATAGCCTCTCTTTGTTTCGGCAAAAAATAGATTAAAAATAGATCGTAAATGCCTATAGTGAAGCGATACATGGTAGAATCATCCAAATGAAAGCCCTTGTTCCCTATTGAAAGGATATAATCATGGGCGGTAAGAACCAGTTCGCAACAGCCCCAGTAGTAACCCCTGCGCAAACAGCCTACACGCCATCTGCTTTTCAAACGGCTGCCCCGTCATCCCCAGGGAAAAGTCCCGTAGCCGTAGCCGGACTAGGAGCAGAACATCAGCCTCTACGAGTCCACGAATCTGGCGGAGAGATTCATTTCCATGACGATGCGAATGGAATCCGGGTGAATGTCCCTGTAGCAGACTTCTTCAGCGCATGGGAAGTTCTCAAAAACGGAGAAATCCGCGGGCCAGTTCGGTTCACAGATAAAACCAATTCTACCATCGTTGAGCTTTTCCCCCACATGACATACAGTACCGTCGATATCGTTGTTAAAGTCAGACGAGTTGAGTTCGGTGCAAATTTCCTGAACATCGAGAAACTGGTAAACGGGCAATGAGTCAAGACGCTAACAGAATTTACCAAGAGTTCTACTGCACCGTCTCTGGAGGCGGGTGCGGGGGCTACATCTCCGTGAACCTCAGCCATGCCTTCTCTGGCATCGTCAAAGTTATTTGTCCGAAATGCAAGCATGAACACCAGAGGAACGTAGTTAATGGCAGAGTGATAGTCCAAGATCGTTACAGGTCAACAGACAGCCCAGACATCGAACTCATGCCTGTCATGTCCGCTTACAGCAAAAAGCCTCAACACGTTGACAGTAAAAAAGGGAAAGGCGACGAGAGGGACTCGAAGGTTTTCCAAGGATCATCCGATACCGTAGCCGGTACGTTTATGGCTGAGCTATGGGCAGGCAAAGCAATGAGCGAAAGGACGTAACTATGACTTCTGACACAATGCAACAGAGACAAATCGAAGTTCCTCTCATCGATAGAGGCAACATATCCGCTACTATCGATATCCCTGAAAGCCTAACCGTCCTCGAAGATGGACAGTCCAGAGAAAATGGTCAATGCCAGTTCTCTGTGCTTACCATAAAAGATGGGGACAAGCGTGTTATTTGGGACAAACGAGATATGGCGCAGATCCAAGATGCCAAAAAGATGTTCAACGAGCTTGTCGCCAAGGGACTCGCCCCATACTCTGTTGGAGTTGACGGGAAAGCCTCTGCCCAAGTCATAAGCGAGTTCGACCCGCTCGCAGAAGAAATCATCTTCCTTCCGATTCGGCTAGTCAAAGGAGGTTGAGCGTGACGAATATAGAATCCTATATCACAAAAGCCACTATAAACTATAAACTAGCTACGTGGGAGAACGGTACATCAAGTAACATATCAAGAGATAACAGGTTTACGTGGGGAGAAGAAAGCAGCACAACTGATGGGCTTATTTACTACCCAAGAACAAAAATCAAGATATACAACAACACAAAACTGGAATACAAAACCAATTACGATTTCGGCCCGAATACAACAAACGACTATCTCTGCTATAATTGCACAACTGTCGAAGAAAGAGATAACCATTACATCACCTGGCAATCAGCGGCACTAAAGCTAACACCAGAGGAGTTGCAGCGACAAAAGAAAAGAGGCATGAAAGAGATTCTCCGTTCGAGATCTGCTCCAGCCTTCATTCTGCCAAGACACCGCCGAGCCCTCGTCCCAACCGAAGACCCGAAAGAGAATAGAGCGAGAGAGACTCTTAGAAAAGTAATTGGAGAATCTCAATGGAGATCTTTCCTTCGCAATGGTTTTGTATCCGTAAAGGGAAAGAGCGGCAAAGTCTATCTGCTCTATCCAGGACACGAAATGACAATCGTCATGGAAAACGGCAAGCCTCTAGAGAAACTGTGTATCGTTCTAGCTGGACAATTCCCACCAACCGACACACTCATAATGCGGTACTTAATGATCTTAAATGATGAAGCCGATTTCAGGACGAGATCAAACGCCTTCCAGATAGGACAATTAACCCGGTTCCAAAGGACCATACCAACAACGCAACCGCTGGCACTTGCTGTTGCGTAAAAAATCATCCATGATAGATATTTACAAAAACTTCTTTTGCCGGAAGCATAAACCCTCCTTGATAATCATGCTGGCATTCATGGCGGCTATGACCACAAAAGGAGTGTTCAGCTCATTGCATACTTTCAGCGATGTTTGGTTCAGATCTGCTGGCATCATATTAGCCATTTTTATATGGTGGGTAGGGTTGCCATGCATCATTTACCAAATCGACATAAGCAGAAAAAGCAATATCGACAGGGACAGAGAAGACGATGGAAGATCCTGACTTCACAAAAGAGCCATGCCCAGCGTGCAAAGAAATGGCTGTAAAATGCGTGTCCACGAACTACGGTTGCCCCGCTAGCTATTTTCTTAAGTGCAAAAAATGCGATTATGAGTTTAAAAGGCTAGGACACGGAGTCAAAGTTTTAAGCGGCGAGGAAGCTGTTAGAAAGCGCCCAGAATGGTATCTGGATAGCGACAACGAAGAATATAGAAAAATCGCGCAGAAAGAGATAGAGAAGAGAAATGAAAAATCTAGCGGGAAGTAAAGATGCACCAACCATGGTCCTCGGAGAGCTAACATTAGCTGGCATCCCCTCCATCGAGGAAGAGGCGAAAGGCGAAGTCCCATGCAAACACAGGGGAGAGATAATAATAGATGGAATAGAAATTTTCACTTTCCGCAGGGCATGGTACTACTGGGTAGTTAACGGGAGAATCCCGCTTCATGTCGCTTGTGAACTATACGAAGACCCCATCGGAAGGGAAAGCGTTCGAGTTAGCGGGCATTGCGGATGCCCTCCCCCAGAGAAATGGGTTGAATGGCTTTTCCCAACTCCATCAGAAGTCCAGGTCTGGTCAGAAAAAGCGAAACAACAGTGCCTTGACGCTATGAGATCCAAAGACGATTGGTTTGCCAAAAGCATTAAAGAGGGAATGGCAAAAAGCGTTTATAGTGACGACCCAGCTAGTATGGGAGCTTATCCATACATAACATTGTATCACGTAGATAACCAAGAAGGTTTGAATCTGCTTGTTAAAGCTATCAGATCACTTGCCGGTGGAGCCAAAGCCACCTGAGCCTCTCTCTGTATCGTCTAGATCATCTACGACTTCAAACGTGGCTTGCTCTACCCTCTTTACGACAGCTTGAGCTATCCGGTCCCCGTTCTTGACATAAAGTCTTTTGCTCCTGCCGTTCTTTAGAATCACCATTATCTCGCCGCGATAATCTGAATCCACGGTACCTGGCGAGTTAACTACTGTCGCCCCATACTTAGCCGCCAGACCGCTCCTGGGGCGTATTTGCATCTCATACCCCTCTGGTATCGCCATAGCCAAGCCCGTCTTGAGAACGACTGTTTGCCCCGCCTTCAACAAAATGGTATCATCACTATTAGCTAATTCAAAACTACCTGGATGTGAGGGGTCTACCAACGCATGCAAATCGAAGCCTGCGGAACCCTTCGTCTGATATTCTGGAATAATAGCCTTCTCATGTAGCTTCTTAATCTTCACGTTCATCGTTTATCCCTTCCTTATTGGCAAGCGCTGTAACCACAATTTTTACAGATCTTACATCCGCATTCTCTAACAAGCTCGTTACCGCATTCAGAACATGACTCGCCTGTCACCGTTGTCCCATCTGGTATATACTTCTTCAATGTTCTGGCGATAGACTTAGCAAAACAATACATATCGCCCTTCGTTTTCTCAAGCTGGTGAACGATGAATGAGATGTCAGCGCCATGCCTAAGCGCCGTACTAATCATCCTCGTCATTGCCTCTTCTTCTTCATTTTCTATGGCTACAACAGATTCTATTATATGGTCCTTCTCTAGCTCGGCCATATATACACCACGCTTAACCTTTGTAATGATCCCGCTCTTTATCGCTTTCGGTATCTGCCCATTACGTCCTGCAAATACCTCATAAGGATCTCCCCCCATAATCCCTACAAGTACAAAATAGCTCTCTCCCTTAACAGTGGCGTGGTGAATCTCACATGGAAGTCGCTTCGGTCTCTTCGCCGCATTATTTTTCTTAATCTCGCCGGTCAACTTTTCCCTGTCATTACTAACAAGCACCCCCTGTCTAGCCCCCTCCCTATACACTGTTATACCTTTACATCCTGCTTTCCATGCCTCTTTATAGATATCTGAAACTTCATCCACTGTTGCACTTGCAGGCAAATTTATTGTCGATGAAATTGCATGATCTACATGCTGTGTTGCTGCCGCCTGCATCTTAATCCTATTTTCCCAAAAGATATCTTCTGCCTCAGATCTATGGTACGGGCTTTTTGTTATATCTGTCTCGCCAGTAATCTCCATCCACATTTCTAGTTTAGGATGATAAACCGTAAACCTTTGCCAAGCATCCCCATTATCATCCACTTCATCTATAACGGCGTTCTTATCATTTGGATTTATCTTCTTCTTTCTTGTATATTTGACTTTGAATACCGGTTCGATGCCTGATGTCGTTTGGCATTCGATGCTAACAGATCCTGCTGGAGCCGTCGTAAGAAGGGCTATGTTCCTTCTCCCGAACTTCTTCATGTCTTTGTATAGTTCAGGGTCTTCTTCTTTTATCCTTAGTAAAAATATATTGTCCTTCTCTAAGTTATAATCCCATACTGGAAAAGCTCCTAGTTCTTTCGCCATATCAACAGACGATCTATAACACCCAAGCTTAAGGGTCTTGTATATTTTCTCAGTTACCTCAATACCCTTCGGTGAACCGTATCCTATTCCCAAAGCCGCAAGAGTATCGCCCAAAGCTGTTATGCCTGTCCCCGTCCTTCTACCATCCTCACATTTAACTCTAATCTTTTTCCACAAGCATAACTCTTCTACTTTGAGATCTTCTTCCTCCGGGTCGTTTTCTACCTTTGCTATGATCCTGTCTATACACTCAAGTTCAAGATCTACAATGTCATCCATAAACCTTTGCGCAATTTGCGCATCTTTATAAAAGGCATCATAATCGAAATAAGCATTCTTAGTGAACGGATTTACCACATAACCAAACAGGTTCAGCAGAAGCAGCCTACACGAGTCTAGTGCGCATAACGGAAGTTCTGAACATGGATTTGTTGAGATTGTACGAAAGCCTTGAGCCGAGTAAGAATCCGCTGGACTCTCTCTGGTTATCGCATCCCAAAAAAGAAGTCCAGGTTCCCCTGTGGCATGGGCTTGCTTAATAATCACATCCCAGACAACTCTGGCCCTGACCGTCTTGCTAAACTTAGGGTTTTTATTCCTGTTCCCGTTCTCGTCTTCTGGTGGCCATCTAAGTTCATATTCTTTATCATCATCCACTGCCTGCAAAAATTCATCCGTCAAACGTATTGAAAGATTAGCCCCGGTTATTTGCGTAAGATCGCTTTTCGCCGTGGCGAAATCTAGGACCTGAGGATGGTGGATAGAGAGGGTTATCATAAGGGCCCCTCTTCGCCCTGACTGTCCTACTTCTCTGATCGAGTTTGAGAACCTACGCATAAACGGCACGATCCCTGTTGAGGTCCGTGCTGCATTCGAGGTCGCCGTTCCATCAGGGCGAAGCATAGAAATATCTAGCCCTGTCCCACCTCTTCTTTTGCTAATCTGTGTGAGTTGTTGATCGCTTCTATGTATCCCACCATACGAATCTTTTGGGGACTCGATAACGTAGCAATTGGATAATGTGATATTTTGAAAGAGATTTCCGATGCCATACATCGGTGAGCCTTGAGCTACAATACGCTTAAATCCTTGAAGATAGCCCCTAACTTCATCCTTCGACATTGGGTTTTCAAACTTGCCTTGTTCTACCCTTGAGATCTCCCCTGCAATTCTGTCAAACAAATCATCTGGATCTTGCTCTAGAAGATTTTCATTATTATCTCTAAGAACGTACTTATCTACAAAAACTTTTGCCGCTAGCTGATCCCCTCCAAAGTACTCTAATGATTTTTTATATGCTTCTTCATAAGTATAACTACCCGAGACCTGAACCTGGCTCATCTATTTAACTCCCTTTTGTGAGATCGAACTATAATGCGTTGATGTTGAGAATTCTAATATCGTAAAATCATTCCTTCCCAACATAGCAGTAAAAATGTGCTCTGATCTCTATAGGGCTTTTACTATGAGGGTTTACGTAACGAAAAAAAACTTTGGCACTCATTGGCCGAAGCCAACCTTGGTCTTGTTTTTACCTAACCTCTTCTCTTCTTCTTTCCAATTGCTAAGTTCTTTATCCTTGATCTCTTCTATCGCTTTCAAGAAATGCTTCATTTTTATTGTGATTTTACGCTTCTTGTCGTAAGACCCGTCAAACACAGCTTCTGCGGCCGATGCCTCTACCAAATACGATAAATAAGCGCCAGACATGTTCTCTGTGACCTTCACAATCTCATCGATATCTACATCTTTATGCAGTTTTATATCCTTCGTAAACCTCTGTATCATCCTTTCTCGACACTCTTCATTTGGTCTTGGGATCTTGATTACCTTATCAAATCTTCCTGGCCTGTTCTTAACTGCCTTCTCCACAGTCTCCAGCCTGTTTGTGGTTGCTAATGTAACTACGTCTGAACTTCTTTCCAATCCATCCAGCTTATTCATCAACTCCACGACAGACCAACTAGACCCTGTATGATCGTCCACTCTGTCCTCTGCTAAATAATCAATGTCCTCAAGGATCAAAAGCGTAGGAGCAATGTCCTTAGCCATGTCGTAGATCTTAGAGACATCAGAGATGCTTCTGATATGACTTGGCAAAACATACAGAACAGAGATTGGCATCTGTCCAGCGAGAACTCTACATATCAGAGTCTTACCTGTTCCTGGATCCCCGCTCAAAATCACCCCTCGCTTAATCCCTATCCCATTCGCCGCCAAGATTTCGCGAACATCAAAAAGACCATCTATACTACGCTTGATAGTCTCTCTAACCTTCGGAGTGATAATTACTCTATCCCAATCAGTATCCTCATCAATATCCAAGAACTCACATGAAGCGTCGATCTTCTTCCCTTTGTACAAATTGTTTTTGTTACTGAACTCTTTCCACTCCTCCAATAAGTCTACTTTCCCCGTCTGCATAACCTTATAAAATACTGACCGCTCATAAGAGTAGTTATCCGAATCTACTTGCACCATCACTTTGACTTTAGTCTCTGGGTGCAACATTCCTATGTAGCCATCTGCGTATCCCTTGAACTTGTCATCGCGAGATATTTCGAAGGTCTCATAAAGAACGGAGCCGATAGTTTCATCGCCATCCATTGCGTGAAACTCTTCTATAATCTCGAACCCCTTTTCTTTTCCCCAAAACTCTCCGAAATTGTATTGTAGCATCCTATGCTGATACTTAGACAATATACAACTATTAGAATCGTACGTATCTCCCCCAAAAAAAGCTAGGATCTTGTGAGTTGAGATGTCCTTCTGGTTATGGACAGCGTAGTACTGAGCTAAAGTAAGGTCAGATACTTTTGTCTCTGACTCACTCTTTGAGAAAAGAGCGTCAAACGTTGAACTCACATTTGAAAGAGATCGAGCCCTTTTCTTAGACCTTCTTCGCAACGTTGAGGCAAGACTATATATTGGCATTCTTTACTCCTGCAAAAGAATAGTACACCAATATATAATAGCATATTTCTAGTCACTCTTGATCCTTGGTACGAGTACTTTGTTAAAGAATTTTCGAGTATACGCTTTTCCTTTGTCCCCGCATTTTTCTTGTGCTATCTCCAAAGCCTCAGATAAGGTATTCGTCTCCTTAAAGACGTTTATAGACGAGCAGTTGATAATTGAAGTTTTCTTCTTCTCGTCCCAACCCTTAATCCACTTCAAACCGTGCGTACATTTGTCTAACGTATGAGGTTTGTGATCTTTGTTCTTTCCGTAAAAATTGGTCTTCTTCCCCTGGTACTTGCAATCAAACCCCAAAAGCACTATAGGATCGCACCCCATAGTATGCGCAACCTGGAACGCCAAAGGTCCAGAAGCTCCACTCCCATATAGAACCGTTGGATTTTTGGGGAGAAGGAAAGGACCTCCTCTTAGCTTGAAATGCAAAGCGACCTGTTCAGGATCACAAACATTTCTTGCGAACTTAATCGCCTTAAGCTTTTTCACCTTTCGTTTTTCTTGCCACCAAAGTTCTATGTCTTGCCATAGAAGTATTGTAGGATCAAATCCATCTTTCAAAAAAGGACGGTTGATTCCTATGGTGAAATATCCATCTAAACGATGAATGTCTTTGACCTCTGAAAGAGAGGGACCATTACCAATAAGAAAAGCAGGGAACCCTTGTAGGGCTCCCTGCCATTCTCTGATTAGCTTTCGTTCTTCTAGGTTACGGGTCTTTGCTCGTCTTATGTAAATAGCCATCTATGTCTATGTCTACCTCGCTTTCCAGTGGTTAATCTATAAGCTCTACGTCCCAATAGCCTTCAGAACTCCACGTATCTGTTTTGATGAACTTGTCCCATGACTCAGGATGCCTTGAAACTGCATACGTATACATAGGATGCCATACCGGTCTCTTCGGGACCTTCTTCAACCTCATGCCAGCCTCTTGCGGAGTCCTACCGCCCTTCCTCGTGTTTGCGCTCAACGAAGCAAGAACAACATTGTCCCACGTAGTTTTTCCGTCATACTTCCTTGGATTAACGTGGTCTATCGTTCCGTTCTTCATGGTAAGCTTAACACCGGTATACTGACATCGGAACTTATCCCTAAGGAAAAGATTTCGCCTAGTCAACTTGACCTGTACGTCCGGTACCCTGCTGTAGTCCGTAAGCACAATAACATCAGGAGCCCGTACCGCAAGATTCGGCGTTTTGACATAAGCTATGTCATCTGAACCTTCTGGCTTCTCATCCCAGGAGAATCTCTCAACCCATTGTTCCCAAGAGTAAACAGAATAATCATCATGATCGATGAATTTGGCTGTTCCCATAAACCCTTTGCACAATGCGTCGCGCAGACTCTCTACTCGGATTGCTTGCCATCCCTTGTTCAACACCAACGTCGGTCTGTTTAGTACGGTACTCATTTTACTCTCCAATGCCTATCTCACGTTCTACAAGCCTCTCTACTTCACTAATAAATTCCTGGCTGCGATCAACGAAGTAGATATCAATCACATCCATATAGTTCCTGGCAACCCTAACCATTAGAGCCGCCACCGTAATCTTATCCAAGCCTCCTATCCCAGTCCCAAGACCAGGGAAAGCTATGCTCTTCATCTTTTGCGTTATCGCCATATGAAGGACTGCATCCATTGCCTTCCTAACGATATCCAATCCGGTTTGTCCACCCGGTAATTTCATCGTGACCGCATGGTAAACCTTCTTAATGCCCTTCTGAGACAATTCACCTGGAGTTGTACCAAAACACATCCCAGCCTCTATGTCTCGCTTTTTGCATACTTGTCTAGCTTCGCTCTGAACTTCTGGACCTCCAGCACGAGATATAGCTCCCGCTACACCTGCGCCCATAATGCCCAAAGCGTTCGACGCATTGACAATAGAGTCAACCTTTATATCGGTAATATCTGCCACCTGACAAAAAATCATTACTTCACCTGCAAATTAAATTACAGCCTTTCTGCCATTCGTAGCCTCTATTATACCCAAAACGTCTTCACCAAAGAAGTCTGGATTGATTTGGACTCTTGTTCTGAGCCTCTCAAGAATGTTTTGATGAACCTGGCATACTCTGGATTCACTCATCTTAAGCTTTTCTGCGATCTCTTTCATAGTGAAATCCTTATAGTAATACAGATAAACAATCTGCCTTTCTGCCTTAGTGAAGTTCCTTCCGATAAGCTTGCTAAGGAATTCTCTCCTAGCCATAGACCCACCAGGCAATGCTTCGTTCTTGGCAATAAGGTAACAATTAAAATCCTTCTTGTTCTCGTCTGGATCAGAAGTATTGCCGCTCAAATTGTTCTCGATGCTGGCAATAGCTGCTACCTTGTATTTGCACATGTTCTTATCATAATCTTTTGGATCGATTTTCAAAGCCTTAAGAAGCTCGTCGTCTTCGATCTTGCGACCTTTCTTCGCTTGTAGATCAACTCTCGTGGAGTCCATCCAAGACTGTCGAAGCCTTACACTCCTAGGAACCCAGTCATCCGATCTCATACCGTCAATAATAGAACCTCTAATCCTTATATAAGCGTAAGTCTCGAATTTCGTCTCAAAGCGGGTGTCATATTTCTCTATTGCTCGGTACAAACCATCCACGCCATAACTTGCCAATTCGTCGGCATCTACTTTGCGGTTATACTTGTTTGAGAGCTTCCTAGCAATGTTTTGCACAAACTTGAAATAGTGTTCTACAAGATTCTGCTTGCTTGATTCACTCTTGCTCTTGTTGTATTCAACCCACTCTGCGCGCAACTCCTCAGCTTTCATCATTTTGGTCCTCCAAGAAAACCATCCGTCTTCGTCAGTATAAAGGTGTGAGACCTTTTTCCCTCATCCACTATATTGTATGTCACTAACTCTTACACCCGTTACATGATAATAAAAGAAAAAGAAAAAATGTGATTCCATTTCTGATAATATTCTTCCTGTCGGCGCATAAAAAATCCTGCCGGTAATCAGCATCGCATCTTATTGATTCTTTTTTCCTGTCCAGATATCCTTCCTTTTCATAGAAAAAACGAGACCGCAACCCATGAAGGAGATAACCATGCGAGTCATCGGAAGTCTATTGGATACAGACCTTTACAAGCTGACGATGCAACAAGCCGTTCTCAGGCAGTTCCCAGATGCATGGGCTCGATACGCCTTCATCAACCGTGGGGGAACAAAATTCCCCGACAACTTTGCTGCTCGTCTGCGTGAAGAAGTCGAAGCGATGGCAGGGCTAAACCTCCTTCCTACAGAATACCATTGGCTCCGGAGCGGCGTCATGCCCTTCCTAAATCGCCCCTACATCGATTTCCTTAACGGATACAGGTTCGATCCCAGCGAAGTCGAGATCAGCGTTACAGACGGGGATCTTCAAGTAACTGTCGAGGGGCCCTGGTATCGCACCATCCTCTGGGAAGTCCCTCTCCTCGCCGCCATCAGCGAACTCTACTTCCGCATCTTTCACGGCGGCGACTACGAAATAGACGCCACTCCGCCCTGCGGGAGGAAAGAGGTAAGGGAACGAGCGGCGAACAAAGCGACATGCTTTAAAGACGCGAATGCCCACTACGCCGAATTCGGTACTCGCAGGAGATTCAGTCGCAGCGTCCAGCACTCTGTCCTCCTACAGCTAAAGCAACATTCTCCTCATCACCTCATCGGGACAAGCAATGTTCTCATGGGAATGATCGAACATCTCAAGCCCATTGGGACACAGGCCCACGAATGGTACATGTTCCACGGCTCCATGTTCGGATACCGCATGGCAAACCGCCTTGGACTTCAAAACTGGGTTGACGTTTACGGCGGCGAACTCGGTATCGCCCTGCCAGACACCTTCACAAGCGCCGCCTTCTTCAAAGCCTTTGATACAAAATCTGCCAAGTTCTTCGACGGGCTGAGACAAGACAGCGGAGATCCCGACGACTTCGCAACAGCGGCTCACAACCACTACCAAAGCCTAGGAATTGACCCGTCAACGAAGGCAATGATCTTCTCAGACGGGCTGAACGCCTCAAAAGCAGTTCGGCTCCAAACTTCATGGGGAGATGTTTTCCGTACCTCTTTCGGTATTGGAACGGACCTCACAAATGACACCGATGCAGATCCGCTCAACATCGTTATGAAGCTTTCGGCTTGCTGCATGAGCCATGGCGATGAGTGGGTTCCGTCGATCAAGCTTTCCGATGTCAATGGGAAAAACACCGGCGAGCAGAACGAAATCGAGCTTTGCAGAAACAGTCTTGGAATCTAATGGGAGTTAGTCATGAGTGTAGACACAAAAATACTTGTCCGGGAAGTAACCGCATGGATCAAGAACTATGCGGAGAGCGCTGGGATCAAGACGCTGATCGTTGGCGTTTCCGGCGGTCTTGACTCGGCTGTCGTTCTCAAACTCTGTCAAAGAACAGGGATCAGGACCATAGGTATCGCTATGCCGATGGGCGACAAGGACGACGAATTTACCCTCAAGGCGATGGAACTCGGGAACGACATGGACGCCAGGGGCGAGAAGGTCCAGATCTTCCTGATACCCATCGAAAAGATGTATGCGGCTTACGGTTCGGAAATCAACTTGCCATTCACTGATGAAGAAATCGCAGAACGAGGACAACTCTGTCTTGGAAATCTAAGATCCCGTATCCGAGCAAACGTCCTATATCACTTCGCTGGAATGATGGGCGGTCTTGTCGTAGGCACTGGCAACAAAGACGAAGACACTATCGGGTACTTTACAAAAGGTGGTGACGGACTCGTTGACATCTGCCCGCTCTCAGACATACACAAGCACGATGTTCGCCTTATGGCGATTGAAACTGAAGTCACCGACAACATTGTAAACGCGGTGCCTTCTGCTGGTCTCTGGGAGGGACAGACAGACGAAGACGAATTGGGAATGACCTACGACGAGATCGAGTGGGCGATCAGGTTTGACGATCAACCAGATACATGTCCAGTAACGCCAAGGAATTGCTTCGACATCACGGAGGGACGTAAACATGAAGTGCTATCGAAAGTTCGTCACATGCGGAAGGTCAACAGCCACAAACTATTTTATCCGCCCACATTCCCTTTGGAAAAACTTTACTAACCCATAGAGAAATACGGATCGCCGTCTTCATCAGCCCCCGAATAGTAATCCCTCGGGGGTTGATTTTGTACAACGACAACACTAACAATCTCCTGCTTCTCTGGCGGATTGTCCTTCCTTGATCTGAACCTCAATATCAACACAACTATCCCAATCAGTATAACCGTAATAGCTGATCCCAGACCTACCCAGAATAGCTTAACCACAAAAGACGCCTCAGTAGGCTTTGTTCCCTCTTTAGGCTCTCCTGAGGGCTCCTGGACGGCTTCCATAGCCTCTTTTCGAGCCTCCTCGACAGCCGCCTTCTTGTTCGCCTCGCCAATCTGCCCCAACCTCTTCACTCCAACTGCTATCACTTTAGAGCTAGAAGCTATAGAGTCCATCTCTCTTTGGATCTTGACTGCTGAAGTTGCAGGAAGTTCCTGCAACGCCATATGAACAGAATCGTATATAGAAGCTGCACGATTAACCAAGTTGTTTATGGCTATGTTCACTGTCTCATCTGAAATGATAGCTTCGTTAAACTGTGGGACAGGTTGTGTGGTCGGCTTCTCCGAGAAGTCTGGACGTGGTTTCTTATTCTTTGGGGGTTCTTCTCGAAACTCTTTTATAGCATCAAAAACCGGCAACTTCCCTTCGCCTATCTTTAAAACTGTGCTTTCTTCTCCGTCAGGCGTCTTCCTAGAACTCATCATGGTGCATCCATAATACACGCTTAGAAGAAGCACCGCACAGACAAGGGTTATAACTATGACCCAATTCATATCAAATTGCCTCTCTTCTACCCCCGATTTAATATCGGCATAGGTCAAAGGAGTTCTCTACGAAGCTTAAGAAATATAAACAAAGAAGTGTAATGCTACCAATCTATAATAAGCAGGAATTCAGATGACTTGGTATAAACTAGCAATCATGAAGCAGTCGTGGAACTGGAAAGAGTTCTTCAATGGAATAGCTCTTAGCTCCCTGTCTGTACCCTTCCTGTTAATCCTGCTGAACATTTCCAATGCAGACTACAGTGAAATAATCCAACAAAACGGTGGAGATGAATCACTAGCCCGCAAAAAACTTGAGGATAAACTTGAATCAGATGGAGTTGCTAGCCCTGAAAGATTCCAGCAGCAAGAAACACAACAAGAAACCTATGATACTGACAGGTTGACCCAAGATCTCGCAAGGCACGAGGGAACCCGCCTACAATCATATGATGACAGCGAGGGGAACAGGACCGTTGGAATTGGTTTCAACCTAGACAGGGCAGGAGCCAGAGAAGCCATAGAAGCCATAGGCGCAAACTTCGATGACATATACAGTGGAACAGCAGAGCTAACCAGGAATCAAGCCAACAATCTTTTGCAACAAGATCTTGGAACAGCAGTTCAGGACGCCACAAACTTCCTTCCCGATCTTAACCAACATCCTGCCAGAGTTCAAGAAGCCATCATCAACATGGCTTTCAATCTTGGTGGACCTCGCCTACGACGATTCCAAAGAGCCAGACAAGCTCTCCAAAACTTCGATTACGATGCCGCAGCAGATGAAATGCTAAATTCAAGATGGGCTGGGCAAGTGGGAAACAGGGCAAACGAGTTGGCAGACGCTGTGAGGTCTTCCCAATAAAAACCCAGGGCGGCTTCTCGGACCAGCCGGAAACCGCCCCAGGCATGAGGGAGGAAGTAACGTGAATCATTGTATATCAGATTCGATACACTCTTTCACCTTTTCGTACAATTCATCAATTTCTTTTTCGCTCATAGGAAGAGGATTAACCAAATCCTCAGACCCCATAGGATGTCTTGCACTCCTATACATGTAATCAATCCCTTTCGTATGAACGACGATTCCAGTATGTCTTATACGATAAGCGATAATAGGAGTCTTCTCGTAAGCCTTAGATCTTTCCCTAAGCCAATAACTATCATGGGTTCTCTCAGAATCGTATCGCAAGTTTTCAGACCCTATGGTGCAAAAAAACGGCATCAGCTTCGGCTCGGGCCCCTTCCTATTCTCTTCTCTCTTTCTGTGCCATCTGTGCCAGGCGGCAGCATTCTTCTTCGCCTTGGTAAGCCACTTGTTGAGTTGTTTAAGTTTCAGGTACGTTTCCTTGCTGCAAGGATAGTAACCGAACTTGCCTTCGTAAGTTTCTTGTTTAGTTTCCTGCATTTTGAATCTCCTTGAGTTCCTGTTGAGCTTCTTGCTCGTCCCATTGACGAGTGACTTCCATAACACAAATGATGTCGTTGTCGCCTTCGCTGCTACAACAATCCTTTTCTCTAGCCTTAACCTTACCAGCCACAAAACGAAGAGCACCTTCAAGGTCGTAAAATTCTTCTAGCCTTGTGTCTGTGGACCGGCAACCAGCACAGTGATAACCATTACCCTGTTCCCATTGAACTTGATAGATCTTAGACATTTTGCATCTCCTTCAGAAGTGGAAGCTTTTTGAAGAGCTTCCTGGTATCACCAAAAACCGGCTCAGTCGCTATAGCCGTATAGCGATTCCCCTGATCCGGTTCTTGAAAAATCGCGTACCGCAACCCCAATACTGACAGCCGTTCGGAGAGCGCGCAAAGATGTTGCTCGTCTGGGACCGTACAGATGATAACAGAGGGATGAGTTTCAGGCTGTTGAAAAGCCTTCGTAGCCTCGATCACAGCATGGCAGGATTGAACCGCCTTCTGAGGCTCAGAGAGATCATCGCAAACGATGACATAGATGAAAGGATGTGGGATCTACCCGTAATCGTCTTTTTCAACCTAACGGAAAGGCATCTTGATTACTCCTTGCTAGAGTAGTGCTTCGTTTATTGGCCGTTTCATAGTTAACCTTCACTCTTCGGCTTGCCAGTATTTAGGCAAACAAGGTGCGAGTAAAGAGTCATGTAGTTTGCCCTGTTGTAAGGCGGGCCACCTTTAGATTCAGCCGTATTCATTGAGCATAGTTATACTCCTTCTAGTATCTAGGCTCTGACGTTAAACCTTTCTCATTCGGCCATTGTCCAACCAGGTTGGACTCTTATGACAAGTTGATCGAGTAAGGATATTTTAAGTATACAGGAAAACCCTACACAACTCCTCTAAAAAAGTGGAGTTACAAAGAATTTTTCCGACGCGACCAGAGGGACTTGAACCCTCGCCAACACAGATTTAGAGTCTGCTGCTCTGCCAACTGAGCTATGGTCGCGAGCATGTTACCATGCCATGAAAAGACATCTAATCCGGACAGGAAAAACTACTCCTGCGATTCCTCTTCAGCTTCCGCCGCCTCTTCTGCTCCTGCTTCTACTTCTGTCTCTTCAGGTTCTGTCTCTTCAGCTTCTGTCTTTTCAACAACATCTTTCTTCATCGACTGGTTAAGCTGCCCCAGAAGCTTTCCTAGCTCTTTATTGAACTTGGCAAGATTCTTCTGGAATTCTTTTTCAGTATCGGACATCTGACGGCGCAAGTCAATAGCCTTTGTCAGGATATCCTTAGCCTTCTTCTGTGCTTCGTGAGATCTCTCCTCGCAGATTTCTTCCAATGCAGCTTGCAACGGAGCACTTGCCACGCCTGGCCGCTTGGCGGGGTCGAACCCTAGAAGCTCTTGCAATCTTGCTACGTTATCCGTTTTCGCTTTTTCTTTTACTTCTTCAGCCATTAGTCCCTTGCTCCTTAAGGTCAGCAATTTCCTTCATCTCTTCAGCGACATCTAAAAGCTCTGCCGACACGAAAGAGCCGTCGTCGCTTATCCTTTTGCTTTTGCAAGTCAGAAGCCTTGCCTTCTGTAGGCACTGATCCAAAGACGAGATTTGTTCCCGGCTTCTCACCAGCTCGTTCATCTCTGCCTTGTCTTTTGCTATAGCCATTATTGCTCCAATCACATTGAAAGCTGATTCGCGAAAGAACTCTCTTCTTAAAACCCCGAGATCAACATAGTCCCTCTTGTTAGTGAGGGCATAATATATAACCTCCAGATCTTTATCCAAAACAGACGAATAGCCATAAACTCTTGGTTTAAGCCTTGATCTAATATGTGTTACAAAAACTCCGATCAACTCCTTAACATTTGGAGTAGTATAGGGACCATCAATCCTACCATACATCCACAACAGAGTCGATATATATGATTCCGTAACATCTTCTTGAAGTATATATAAACGAGACTGCTCTGATAGGGCTTCGCCCAGCTCTGCCCGTCCACAATTATAGAAAGAATGTTTCATACATCGAGGAACCTAAAGGGCCCAGTCGCTTTGATTTCTACTTTTTTCTTCGGAACAACTTTTTTCTTTGCTGGACTCGAAGTAAGGATTTTCTCCGCCCACCTAAAAGCTTCTTCAGAGAGAACTGCTACCTTTTTTTCTGGGGGTTTTATGGGGATTGGGGCTGGGGCTGGGGCTGGGAGTTGCTGAATCCTATTGTCCTTCTTGGCATAAGCTAATGCAGAGTTCATTTTATTATAACTATCTTCACAACCTCCGAGACGACGAACATACTCCGCATAAACCGAATCCAGAAAACTACTGTTAGTTTTGAATGCACCACCTTTGTCGAAATAAAACACCTTGACCCTCGCGTCGGTGAGAGAAAGATTATACCTACTGACTCTCCTCCATATCGTCCAAGGTATTGTAACGGCACTTTTAAGTGGTAAGAAAATCTTCTCTGACTCTTTCTCTAGCCATATCACATGCTTCTTGAACATCCTCAAGTTCTTATAGGTAGCTCGGTACCCGGGCTTTATTTTCTCTTCTTCTGGCATAACCTACTTCTTTTTGCCCTTCTTGGAATCATCGTCAGAGTCAGTAACTTTATCTTTGTCCAACGCCTTCGAGACCTCATTCTTAATAATGTCCTTGAGATTTGCACCTACATCCGTCTGTAAATCTACAGCCTTGCCGTTATCGGAGAGGAAAGTGCTATTCATAACCTCAGCAGACATATTCCCAACGGATCTGTTCATAGCATAATCAGCAAGCCCCTGAGACAACGTAGCATGTGCCAGCTTGGTCCCCTCTGTGTCTGCCGCATATCTCATCGTGTTCCCAACATCAACACCAAAGTCTGCTGCGATCTGCAAAGACTGCTTTGTTGCCCCCACGTAGTTAATGACCCACTTGCCAGTTGATTTCAACTCTTCTATAAGACCATTAACCGCCTGGGTTCCAGCGTCTCTTGGGTGAACCCTAGAATCGTTCTCAGCACCATCCGTAAAGATGGTAACGATGTATCTTGTCTCATCGTCCTCTGAGTCTTTGGTTTGATCCCTAAGCTCTTCTACGCCGTGGAAAATAGCGTCATTCAAAGCTGTCATCCCGCCCGTCATATAACCGTCTGCCGTTAGCTCTTTCGTCTTGAACGCCGACTGTCGTGAGAATACAGTTTGAATTTCATCCCGGCTTGAGAAAACAACAAGGCTAACGAAGAACTCTTGATCCTCATACTTGATTGCTGCCGACCTGAGACTTTGAACTTGCTCGTTAAAGCCTGAGACCGTAGGCTCTCTCACTCCTGCCATTGACCCACTCTTATCTAAGATCAACAGATAGTACGTTCTCTTCTTAGTTTCTTTGTCTTCTACTTTACTATCATCCAAATCAATAAACTTTGCCATTTGTTTTATCTCCCAAAGATAAGTATGCCTATGACCACCGCAGACGTTAGCAAGAATAGCCACGTAGGAACCGGGGACGAGAAAAAACCTATCTTCTCAACGGTCAACTCCTGCATCCCTTCTTGTGTAACCTCTTCAGTTACTTCCGGATTCACTATATCATCTACAGCATTTGTAAGTTCCATAAGCCTATCGTTAGACTGCATCAGCTTTCTCCGATATCATTATAATATGCAGATCTTTTTGTCCTGTTAAGGAGTCGTCTACATAGCTCACTAGGTCTCTCGCTTCCAATTCTTCGTACTCATTATCGCATGACAGAGAGCCACGAAGTACCTGAAAATCATATTTTTTGCGCAAGACTTTCTCAAGCCATAGTACATGTTTTCTGCCGCAAATTGCAAGAAGGGGTTTTCCTAAAGCCATTGAAAAAAGAAGTGGTACAATCATTGACCCGATATGCATCGCCTCACTTATCGTAGCTCGGGATTCGTGATCGTCCAATCTCCTGAATCCAGTCAACTCACAAAAAGCATCTGGGATATGATCTTCTTTTAGAAGTTGGTTCGCTATGATATATCCCTCCGAGGATGGAAGGATACCAAACTCTATAATCTTATCCCCAAGTCTTACTTTAATACTAGCCGTTATCTCAACAAAAAAGCCTTCCTGCATCTAAGCACCTATTCCTCATCCTCATCGTCCTCATCTTTATTGAATTCCGCTTGCAATTCCTCTTCTCTTATTAGGAACTCTTTCACAGGAACCAAACGTATTGGCGGGTGCCTGAAACCATCTGCATCCATGCAGTTCAGCATATTCTCTATAACTTTGTCTTTCGGTTCCCCGTCATGCCACTCATACATCTCGAAGGTTTGCCCATAGTTCTCCATGTAAATCAGATGCTCATCTCCTCGCCGGAAAAACACGCTATGATTTCCGTAATGAGTAGTAGCACTAAATGGAATGTTGTTGGACACAAGGAATGCTATAACCTCATCCTCATTACAAGTGACTCGATATCCCATAACCGCCCCCATACAGACGATATCATCATCGTCCTCCTTGGGAGGGGCATCTCTCCATATCACATCTTCCTGCCCAGGGTAGAATCCATTCTCCATCCTAGTGGGAGAGTCAATAGAAGTCCATTTGAAACCGTACCCCAGAAGTTTATCCACTTCTTCCTGAGAAACCAAGGGCTCTGGCTTTTCTGCTGTCCGCGAGAAAAAGAAAGATCTCACCTTAACGACGAAGCTGGACGAGCTACTATTACTGACAAAACCTGATCTTGTTTTCATAATATTACTTCTTTAGTGATGGCTTATCCTGATATGAGGAAGGCCATTAAAGACCCCGCCATGCTCAAGGATGCTTTCAAAAGAGTTGTCATCGCCATATTCGAATTCTATACAGACCCTATCCTTAAGAATCGACTCATAACTCTTCGCAAGGGCTTCTGCTGCCTTTGTGGTCGCTTTTTCACAATCTGCACAATCAAGATCGTGAGCTTCTCGGTACTTTACCATCCATTCTTCATTATCCCAGAGGCTAACCCCAACACCGGCTTGGGCATGGAAAGCCTTTTTAACCTTGTCAGACCTTACCTGGAAATCCATGAAATTAGGATGCCCAGGGAAATAGCCCTGACCAATCGCATCGATCACTTCTCTCCAACAAAGCGGAGACTTGCCATCGAGATCGCGCCAAACCGCATCCACGACCCTACCAACAGTAGTATCGTTGTCATACATTGAGAACGGTTCGTCCTCTTTCGATTCCGGGAACATTGCCTTAAACAGTTCATCTCTAGTCTCCGGCATACGAACGAAACCAACCACAAAGCTACTGGACGAGCTATTCGACACGAATCCATTACGAATCTTCATCTTCGTTAAACTCCATCTCGTCTTCTTCGAACTTTATCCACAACATCAGCTTGGCTCTTTCACCAGCATCATCTTTTGCGGGGCTGTTATCAGAGTCAAAAACCCAAGCTCTCCTGGGGATTCCGATTTTCTCGAATAGATATTCTACCCCATCATTCATCCACGCAAACCCCTCAATTATCGATATTCCCCTATTTGTTATTCTTTCTTTAACCTGCCAATTCCCAATATCCCCAAGATCCAAAATCTTACAAACCTCGCGCCAGTTCCTTACACAACATAACTGTAACTCTGTCAATTGCGATTTGTCCATAATAAAAGCTGTGGAAGAACTATCCGACACAAAGCCTGCTCTAATAATCACGAACAATCTCCGTCCTTAAGATCTCGAAGTCTTCCCCCCTATGCCAAGCTCCCTTCATAACCAAGGCAGTCATCATAAGATTACAAGCACTTCCAAAGTCTGTCACCCAGTTATGCATGGAAACCCAAAAACGAGTTTCATATATAGATCCGCGTAGTGGAAGCTTGGTTGTCGATTCCATAATATGTTTTGTGTCATCAGACATATGTTCGCAGTAACACCTGTCGTCTGAGCCTGATTTGAAATCCAGCTTGCCTGTCTCCTCGTTATAAGCACCGTCAATGCCTAAAAGCTCCCGGAGAACATTATCAAGAGTTACATCCTCTACTCCATTATACATCCATCTCACCACAAAAGATGCACTACTACTATTGCTCACAAATCCATGTCTTCTCTTCATTTTAGCTCCTATAACGACTCTTAATACTCAACTTCCTCACTGACCCATTCTGCTTTTTCTTCATGGTCCCCAAAAAACTGTTTCAACAACTCTTTCGTTCTGTCCTTGAATTGCCTACCTGTCTCGTGGTCCCCCAATTCCTCCGGAGCGAGACCAGCACAAAACCAATCAGAATCACGAGAATAAATAGCACTCAAACCAAGACCGTGGGCCTTCTCTGTTATTGTCTCCGTAAGATCTCTATCTTCGTCTGGTTCCTCCCACATTGGCTTGCCACATTCGGGACAAAACTTTGCCCTATGAAACAGTTCGTGACCACACCCTCGAATCTTCTCAGGCGCGAATTCTTTATTCTTGGCGACGAACCAGCCTTCAACGTCTAACGCGCAGCCAGTGATACCGTATACGCAAAACGAACATGATGAGCTGTTGCTCACGAAACCTTGTCTTACTTTCATTAGGAGTTGCTCCCTATAGTAATCCTGCTTTTAATGTCATCCTCTACTTTTGATGCATCACACATTATATCCCCAAGGTCCCATGCCTCATCACAAGCTTCCTCGTAAAATATGTCTTTGGGCCCGTCAATATCCTCGCCCTCCCAGTCAAGAAGATCTCTATTCATGGCGAACCGCCAATCCTCTTTATCGGGCACTTCGCCTGAATTGCCCAGCGCGTACTTGGCATCATAATTCCAAGCGTTACCCTTTTTAGGGATATACCCTCGCAGCTTTTTGCCATCCCAATAGATGATGAAAAAGACAGGAAACTCCCAGTCGCCGCCTGCCAAGATGCCGAGAAAAGTGAAACCGTTGTCAAATTGATGGTACCCCGCCAGGCTCGCCAAAGTGCCGTACCCTTTAGTAAAAGAGTCCGTCACGTTCTCCATGTCGAAATGGACTTTGGACAAGTCTTTCTCGACCTTAGGCGTAAGACACTGATAGTTGTCGTTTTCGTCTAGAGCCGACTCTATCCTGTCTCGTAGTTCATCGATAGTGGTAGGAACGAAATGACGAGCCATGTTTTCTATCCTTCCATAGCCTTTGTAAGCTTTTCCACATTATCTGTCGTAATTACGTTAATGATCTGCCCGCCGTTAGAAGACGCGTCCAAAGAGCCTACAACCCAAAATCTTTTTTTTGCCAATCCAAGGAAAAATTGGGCGGCAAGACCGTCACCACCATCATATCCACTCCAAACCGATGAGCCTGACCTTAGATATGACAACACGCTTTTTAGGTCTGTTTCCTTGGATTTCAAAAATTCAATTTCAGATTGGTCTTCTGGGTACTCGCCCATACAATCGGCAGCTTCCAGTATTAGATCAATTTGCTCCTGCTCGGGGACATCCGACAGCTTGAAACTTAGCGGGATCGCTATCACAAAACTGGTAGACGATGAATTGCTCACAAATCCTTGTCTGGTTTTCATGTTTCTTTCCTAACCGTAAATTGAAGCATTTATCCATCCACAGTCAACAGTGCATCCCATCAACTCTTCAACTTCTGCTTCTATCCTCTTCTCAAAGTCACTCCTAGTCTCGTCCATATGTTGTGCCCAGGGTGGAGCCCCCACGAACTGCGAATCTCCCTGCTCTGACCTATGATCTAGAACCTCTTGATCCTCCAGTAGTTCACAGTAATCTATCTCTTCCACCTCCTCAACCCAAACAGTTTTACCGCAATCCGGGCAAAACCTTGGTTCCCCCACTATCTCGTGAGCGCACCCGCGAACCCTCTCTTTTTTCGAGTATTTGTCTTTAAGGATTTCATAAAACTTATCATGTCCCATTTTGAACCCATAGACACAAAAAGAAGATGACGAGCTATTGCTCACAAAACCTTGCCGAACCTTCATGAATGCACTCTTTCTCTGCTACATTGGGAACGCGTAAATGATACAGACTATTACATAAGCGTAATACCACAACGGCGTATCATCATTGGAGTCGATAACTTATCCATCCATGCTCGTATGAAAAACGGCGTCTTCCCCTCCGAGTTCTATCGCCTTGGCCTTGTAGTCATCGACAGCCTCATGGGGGCTGATCTTCCCATACTTGCCTTCTGGGACCTCTCCCTCAAACGGAGATTCCTCATACTCAAAAGCATAGGAGATCTGCCCCTCACCGTCGTGAGAAACCAGATCGCCAATTTCTACTACATCCTGACCAAGACATTTGGTCGCGCCTGAAACAGCCTTAATGCAATGCTTGTGGAAATCAGACAACTCTGCCATCACCTGATCGTGAATGTCCTTTCTTACCAAAAGGACAAAACTGCTTGTACTGCTGTTCGATACAAATCCTGTTCTCGTTTTCATCTCTCAAAACCTTTCTTACCCCCAATAGTCAAGTATCTCAATGAGTTCTTTTCTGGCTAATAGTTTCAAAATCTCGTCCACTATCTCCGAGCCGGCACCTCTCTCTATAGAGAACACAGCTACTTCATATCCCTCTGGAAGAGATTCAAGTTGCTCCACTCTCTTCTTTATACTTGCCGTCTCGTCATCATCGTCTTCGAAGCACCCCAGATCGGACCTAAGATCGCTAAGATAGTTCTCACAACCCCAATCTACATCCCTGTCTGTTCCCTCAGAGATTGCCTCAACAATCTCCTTTGCCGTCAACCCGGACGGGGACACAGGAGGCTTAACCAAAATAACAAAAGACGAGCTACTACTGTTTGATACGAAACCTGTCCTGGTCTTCATGTTCTATCCTATGTAATAAGTCTCTCTACAAGCTCGACACCCTGCCCAAGCTCTACCATCTTATCAACCAGCCCGCCGAGACCGTACACTTGGTGAGAAACTGAAAAAGTCATTATAGTATACCCCTTACCCCTCAGTTTGCCAAGCCTTTCAAGGTCAGCCAGCTTCTTCGCCTTCGCCTCTGCGATCTGAGACACAGCAAGAGACATCCTTTGTATCTGAGCCTCTATCTCTTCTCTGATGCCTTCCTCCTCCGGAGAGAACTTTCTCTCCATGGAGACCTCTTCCGCTGGGCTATCCTTCGCCACGCATTCAGACCATCTTTCCCTGGATGACATCTGCTCCATCATAACAGCCCCCTCCATTCGCTTCGGGTCGTCAAAGAACCCTTTCATTGCTTCCTCTTGCTGCTTGGCGAACTCAGCATCTTCATCCATATCCGCGATCTCTAACTCAATCTCATTAATAACCTCATCCACAGGCCCATCGTTAGTGTATTTTGAGGAGTTCCTATCTGGCTCTAAAACGCCAACATCGCGCATATCCCGGAACATGTCCAGGACTTTGAGATCATGTTCATTAGCCTTGTCACGCAAAACCGCCAGCACAAAGCTAGTAGAAGAACTATTACTGACAAATCCTGTTCTTGTTTTCATGTTGCACCTACTTTCGTTCCGTGAAAACGCCCGAATACTTCATGTGCTCCTGATGGAAATAAGTCTATCATACCCTTCTTGCTAAGATCTTCCCAGTCCATGTACTTTCTGCCTCGTTTCAGGTTCATCTTAATGGGAATCAGGCGAAGATTCCTTTTATCCCAGCACTTTCTAAATTCCTTGTCTCCCAAAAACCGTACGACATACCAAGAATAAGGAATAACGTGATCCAGGTGTAAATCTCCATGTAAAAAACTTTGTTCACAAAGTCCCTCTGGCAATTTCAGTAGTAAATGTGCCAATATCTCATCAATAGTTTGCCCTAAATATGCTTCCAGTTCTGCAATTCTATATGCATCCTTAAAACGATCATCTTTTCTTAGCCTATCATTTATACACATCTTGAGTTTATAAGAAGAGTCACTACGTCTCCGGTTCCGAGAATAGTTGTTATGATAATCTCTTATATGAGGCGATTTACTTCTCTCTCTTTCCTTCGCTCTATATTCATCAGTCTTCATACCCAACAATATCTTCTGCTTATTTTTGCGATAATACCGATTACTCCAATACTTATTCCTACAGGACCGAGAGCAGAAAACCTGATTCTTTATCTCGGTGTTAAATGATATTTCACAATTTTTGCACGACTTCTCCATGGGATTCGCCTCTATCAAAGTTTACGGAGCTATTCCCATATACCTTGTAGGAGGGGCAGTTCCTTTTTCTTTTCACCAAGATTTTTCTCCAATTATTTAGCTTAGGATGATACCATACATCTGTCAAAAAATCCTGGCAACCAATTACACTTATCCCTTTTGTCCAGTCCTGTTCGTCAAGTGTTAAACAATCCTCTGTGAAGCTGCATGGGAAGGCCATCCCCGCGACGTTGATATAAAAACTGAATAGACCAGATTCACAGGGCTCAACCATCGTCATGATTTGAGCAAAATTCGGTTTCCCCTTAATGGACTCTTCGAAAATCGGAGCGGAGCAAGAGTCAAAGCCGTAACGAACGCCTTTCTTCTCGCAATAGTCCACCAGCTTGCGATAAGTATCTGGATCTTGTATGCAATGAAACCTGTCAGGCTCTCTTCCTTTAGGCTTGTACTGGAGAAAGACAATGGCATTCATCCCTTTGAGTCGTGGATCTGAAACCATATCATCCACAGTTTGCATGGCTCTTTTTATGGTCTCTTCTGCCAGCATGAAGTGGATATTTACCTGGGTCATCCCGTTCGAGACAAACTTCTGTATTGCATCATAGGTCTTCTGTCTTTGCACAACGCTTACCGCGACAGCCCCGCAAATCCTTGACGTTCTCTCGGCTATCTCGTCAGTTACGTCAAGACCATGACAGGTATAGTTCGGGATGACTCCCTTCTTTCTGGCATGCTCCATCATCGCGAAAAAATCTGGATTGGTTGAGATATTAGTGATGCCGAAAGCGATTTGCGTAAGCACCCTAGGCATCTTAGCTAGAAGTTGGACAAACTGAGCAAGTGTCATATTAACGGTTTCGGTATTGCCTTCTGCTCCATTGCTTTTGTAGCAGAATGGGCAATTACCAAGACAATCCGCACCTTCACTAATCTCTAGATCCAGGATCTCTGGTCCTAGAGGGGAAAAAGTCGGATCGTCTTCTTTCTTCTCGCCCCATCGCTCGAAGTATCCGTCCAACTTCCTGAAGTTAAAGTTGTAGCCCGCAGATCGGACAGCCTTAACTTCCTTATTATCCAGTAGCAAAGCTTTCACGGAGATCTCCTTGTTGGGTTGGAAAGCTGCTCTACTATACCAGAAAGTCGGTCCACTCCTTGCTTAAGAAGAGAAAAATAACAGGAAGAAATCTTCCTCAAATTTCCGCCATTTCACCTGATACTGGTTCCACATGTTTGCAAAGTCTAGCAGGTCTGGCATAAAAGATATGGCATGTTGTGATTCATCAGAAGCAAACACCTCACCTGACAGCCTATCCATGTGCCTCAAGCAAATCCTATAATCTCTGTTCACTTCTTCAAAAGCGTCCAGTAGGGACATCTCTTTTGTTTCCGTTAGGCTCAGGTAGATCCGTTCCGCATCAGAGAGCATTATGTTGTAGCAAAGCTCTGCCGCGTAGTGAGACATCCAAGAGAGAATATCATCCCTTGTCTGGAGCTGAAGAACCTCATATGCGTCTATAACGTCATACATTACATTTTCATATTGTCTATCACACGAAGAGCCTCAGCAGGAGCCACAGCTATCTTTGAATCTCCTGACCCCATCTGCTGCTGTTGTTGCTGTGCCATGTATTCTTTGTATTGATTTTCCACTTCGTCTGCTGTTCTCTGCGCAATCTCGTTGTATTTCTCGTAAGCCGCTTCTATCCTCTCTACGCCTGGAATTGCGAAACGAGCTTCTTTTGGTGGCATACCTGGCAACCCGATAACCATGATGCCGACGAAGAGTGGCGTATCGTCTTTCATGCCCTCGATATCTTCCAGGTCTTCTTTCTTCACATCTGGTCGCATCTCTGTTCGGGAAACTGGCGTCCACATCTCGATCCTTCTAGCGTCGTCGGACTGGTACACCTTCATCTCTCGAACCACAGTAGTAGACTTAATCTCTTCGGTCATAAAAATTCTCCAAGTACTATTTGATGTTTTCCTACAATAGTATATTGTACAACATACTTATTACACGATGATAAAGCATATTATGCAAAAAGCAAATATTATACTAGATTCCCATAAGCTTATATATCGGACAGTTACCAAATGCGCCAATACCGCTATCAAAGACGCCCTGGCCAGACTAGATGGATATAAAGGGAAAGGTAGGCCAAGGGTTCATTCTCCGCCCAAAAAATTTGGTCTACATCTGAAATTCACTAACAACCCATCAGAGTTGCTCGTCAGCCCCTACAATGATTACTTCAAATTCAGCTTTGTAAGAAATCCTTGGGATAGGCTTGTCTCTTGTTTCTTCGACAAGATAAAGGGGACATGCTCAGAAGAGCCTTATCCTCATCGTACCCATCCATCATTTAAGGAAAAAGGCTTTAGCCAAAATAGCACCTTTCCAGAGTTCTTAGACTATGCATGTTCAATTGGAAACCAAAAAGCAGATATACACATAATGTCCCAAACCTACCAACTACTAATAGGAGATAGTCTACATCTTGATTTTATTGGAAGAATTGAAACCATATCTAAAGGATGGGAGCACCTGCAATCTATCTTTCCTAGACTCCCAGATCTCGTCAAAAGAAGAAAAAGCCGACACAAAGATTATAGACTCCTATATACAGACATCCGGCTCAGAGACAAGGTAGCCGAAAGATACAAAGATGATATTGCCAATTTCGGCTACACTTTTTCAACCGGCAAAAAAGTCATATTAGGTGTGAACAACAAGTCTTTTGGAAAGATATCGAGAAAACGTAAGAGATGAATCAAGAAACAAACAAATTTCTTCTAGTGGGATCTGCACCATCTGTTAAAGAATGGATCGGGAAATACGAAGAGAACTTTACGACAAAAGGATTCGTTATAGCCGCCATCAACAACGCATGGTCATTATCATCACAAACAAAACTATGGGTACATTCTAGCGACTATTTCCAAACATCTAACCCATTACTACACCCGCCCAAAGAAGTAAAAACCGGTTTTATAGAGTATATTTCTGGCGAATGGTCTATTAAGAATAGCAATAAGTCTAACAGCAATAACTATGCTCTTCCTTTTGGCTATAGTTGGAGACACCATGGCACCATGATATTAAACTCTATCATCTGTCTCCTTAATCTCTCACTATATGAAAAAAAGAACTGCACCATAATGATTACTGGATGTGATCTTGACTATTCAAAACCAGTCTCTCATTTCTATGAGGGAGGGACCAAAGACCCCCTTAGAAAAGGTCTTGATTGGATATGCGAAGATCTAGAAGTCATTAACCAAAAACTATCACTCTACTCAGCACTAGGTCATAACCTAAGCATATTAAATGTATCTACGAATGAAACAACTTTTTTACCGTTCCCCAGAATAAACCCACAAACACTTAAACCCGATAAGAAAAAACCATTTATCAGGACCGTCGCGAAACAGAAAGCAGATAAGAAACCATCCATAACCAGGAGAAAGAAACGATTAACGAGGTCGTAAAGCCGCTTCTCTTCTATTACTTATCACCCACCATCCTCTCCATTCTTCTCCGTCCCTATATAGCCTACACGTTTGCCCACCATCACCATAGATATCAAGACAAACCCTCCCCTCATCTTGAACAATCTTCCATGATCGCTCTGACGACTTAAAGCCACTACTTATAATCCCGTTTTCTTCTAGTTTTATAGTTCTAACCTCTTGTTCTATTCCGTTCTTGTCACGCTGAAAATATAAGTATTCTCCTGCGGACTCTATCATCATCTTTGCTTCTTCGCCATTTGGCCATTGCCTGTTCATTTGAGAAACTACCTCTCCATCCCAGAGGCTTCTAAGTTTCTTTATGTAATCTACACACCTTCTCTCAAAACGAAATCTTTTATTAACATTTGGTGGGTTGTAATAGTCCCACTTACATCCTGTCCTATGCTGAAACAATATTTCGCCATGCGTTCCATCCTGGTAGAACACTCCCCTATGTTTCTCGTGAGTTCTTGGTATTAAATGATAGCCAGTACCTGATAGAATCCAAGCAAAGTGAAATGTTTCTTTATCTCCGTGAATATGCCTATAATAGAAATCCGAATACTCATTCATATGCATGGTTATTTGCAAAGCTTTCCAACACCTACTTTTATCAATTAACATTTGCCCAGTCTCAAACTCTTTCTCGTTAAGACTTTTTGTGTTACATACATCCCACATAATGCTGCCTCTCTTTAAGCTCCCCTGGTCTGGCCAGAAAACAGACCCATTATCAAGATACTGCTGAGAACCAAACAAGAATTGAGGATTTTGAGTAGGCACATTATCTGCATCAATAAACAATACATGTCTAAACTTCGAGAAGATGATAGAGTAAGGCTTTACCTCCCATCCGTTCAGGGTCCTAGCAGGATGCTCAAGTCTGGTTGTCCTTGAGTTCACGCAATCAACACCTAATGGCTCTATTAGTTTCTTCATCGTGTCGTTCATCTCTCGTGGACCTAAATGCCATAGTTCTATAGGTAAAGAACAGTTGAAATGCCTTAGCATATTAATTAAGACCCAGACACAAGTAAAATACTTTTTTCCTCCTCCCACGATGACGATACCAGTACCTGAATAGTTCTTAGACGGGTATTCATATCTATGTGAATTTATTTCAGACAACATGCAAGTATGAGAATCTATCCCCCTGCCAGATGATAGATACCCACTATGAACATCGACATCGTGGTAATAGTTTATCCCCATAACTTCCCCTCATACATTTCTATCGCCCTAATGACATCTCTAGACTCTATCATATTCATACACTTAGGTATAACTAAATCCTTAGCGACCTTAACTGGAAAACCACATAAATTCTCTCTATCCTTCTTGTCCCCGTCCCCAACCTTCTGGCACCTACTCGCCCAGCAGCCTCCATCGTCACAGCAAGGCAGGCACCCATTCGTAGACAAATAACGATGGTGCGGGTATGCCTCCCATTGGGCTGGCTCCCTTCCTCCAGCGATTACAACACAAGGTCTGTTCTTCTTCTGCCCAGGCTTAGTAGGAACAGCCGCTGCTGCATGCATGGCAAAAGTAACAGGACAAACAACCCCTTTGGAATGATAGATCAATCTGATGAACTGTCTTAGATCTGTTTTACCTACCAAGTCTATCACATTCTTAAGAGGAGTATGCCAATGATGCTTCTCCCCCACCTGAACAAATCTAATTTTTCCGCTGAAATGATTTACTACCGCCTGATAAGACTTTGGATTCCACCACTTACAATTATGAGATACCAGTCCGTTCACAACATAGCTTTCGGTTTCAGAATTAACTATATCATAAACATCCACAAAACCTGCCTGCGAAATTTCTTCTATTTTATCAAAATACCAGTCATTTTCATAATATTTTGACAACAACTCTGCTCCGTCCTCAATATGAAACGTCTTCAAAACCTTCTTGATTGCAGAGTCTTTTATCGTTCCGGATTTCCTTAAATCAAACCTTAATGATGCCGGTTTTCTTCCTTCAGCACAAGAACTTCCTGGTATAGTTCTAAGAGAATCTATAATCTTCCCAGCGAACGGGATGCCATGGAACTTATCGTTAAGTTTAGTATCCTTGTGTAACCTGTTTAGCCTGTCATTTTTTGCCTTGTCATAGAAGCCTATAGTGCCGAACCTAACCTTGCTTGTAGACCCAATAATAGAGACCTTGCTATAATTGCATTCTTTGCCAAAATTGGACATGAACTTAGATTGTTTTATGGTAGACGTTATGCCAACTTGCCACAGTATTTTTCTAACATCTTCGCCCACCTCGTTGTATATGGTTGTAAAAGATATGCCCCCTCTCTTATCAATCGTCCCATCAGAGGAAAAAAGACCCTCCAAAAAGGCTTTTGTATTACTGACAGTTAAAGAGAAATACTTTTCTGGAAAACCATTTTCTCTCCATCTCCCCTTCTTCTTAAATAACGGGAGATCGTCTGTACTAAATAGGTTCTTCGTGCTTACCCTGTGGTCTATTTTGGTTCTTTTTACTTTGTCATCACTAGAGGGATATCTCAACCTTTCTGTAACTCTTTGCCCATTTCTTGACAGCCAATTCACTACCCTATCTTTGGAACCTTTTTCATCCTCCGAAAAAATCCAATAACATTCTGATTTGTGTATATATCCATCTCCCCATAACCTACCCATGGAGAACCATTTATCTGCATCTTCGATTGAACTGCTTAATACTTCAGGGCTACCTCTACGGCCAAGAACGTAATCACCAGCCCGAAGCTGGTTCACTTCAACCCACTCAAGTTTTTCATCAGGATTAAGCCGTTGCAACCTGTGGTCTGCGGTGGCGACTAGCTGACCTAATTTTGTTGTTATTCGCAAACACTTTTTCTTCCCCCTACATACAGACCCGCCAGTTTTCTTGTATCCAAATTCCGTTAACACCATATCATCACTACGAATATTTTCTATCCTGACATGACCCCTCTTCGTTTGCACTCGACTACCTTTCGAAACGCACGTAAAATCATACTTACCACCAGCAACAATAATCCAGAAGTCTCCCTCAACCTGGGGAATCCAATCCTTCTCTTCTTGGGAAAGATGAATATCTCCCTTGAAATCAGTCAAGGGGATCCTGACACCAAGCTTTTCTTCAAGATACTGAGCGTACCCATGTATAAAGTGGTAAGGAGAGGTATTGCTTCTATGAATCAACGGGTAATGGCATTCTACACTGGAGACGTTCTCTTCATTCTCTAGATTCGTTATATATGGGTTATTCTCCCAAACGGCTGGGCAGGCAGTACCAACGTCCGTTATGAAACGATCTGGGTTAGCCCTGTGAAGGTCTCTAACCGCCGCTGTAAGCATTAAAATGTCGCCAGGGCTCTGTCCAGATACCAGTTTAATTTTATTGTTATATGCCTTCTTAGGTCTTTTACACCCACTACAGCCGCCTACATCTACCCTCATAGGCGTATAGGTCATATAGCTATGTTTTTCTGGCACGTTTTCTACCTAGGAAGTAACAGGAGCAAAAGTAAAGTCTACATACATGTCCACTGAACATTCATAGAAATGTTTCACCCTTTCGATCCCAGTAACATAGACATAAGCCTCATCACCCTCTTCCTTCTTCCTGTTGATGATCTCTTCCAAAGTCTCGCCAGTCTCCGCCTGGATCTGGAAAATCTCTCCTGAGACTGGCCTTGGGGGAATAAACTCTGGATCACTGGGATATGCTTTCATGATCTTTACAAAACCATCTTCGTCTGGCAAGTCTGTAATCTCTAAAGACACCACATTAATCTTATCAAGCGGGAGATCTTGTTCTGAGGGGACATCGGCAAATACTACTTCTCGAATTTTATCCCTAAGCATACTGCCATACTTATTAGCGATAAGAGATTTGGTGGTGTCAATAAAGCGTGAAAACAGATCTTTTCTATCGTCTGTAGGTTCGATAGTATCATCACATAAAACTTCTAGAAGATGATTAGGAAGAGTACCTGGCTCTGTATCGAACTTGAATGTTAAGTTCTTTGTGGTCTGAACCATCTTGCCTGCATGCAAGTTAAAGTCATAATCTATACACTTATCTTCGCCATTGCCGAAATGAGTTACGACATACTCCGCCAAAACGTCTGCGTTTTCTTCTGAGAATGCTTCTTCAAAAACCGTACTGTTGTCCATCTAACTCCTCCTGCTCTATTCGTTAGTCCCTAGAAAAAAGGGATCAAAGCCTCCTCTATAATATCGTCTATATATTCGTGTTTCTGCAATTCTTCACGAGAGCCAAATAGCCTTAATCCGTTTATAACAGTATTTTTTACCACAAATGGGCCCTCTAGCCTTGGTCTCATCTTGGTCAACAAGTCCATGCTGGCTTCTAACATTAACGAATACCAAAAGCCCTGTGCGTCCTCCTTAAACTCTTTCTCTATAGCCGCTACAGCTTGCTCTAAGAACTTGTTAGCAACCTTCCATGCTCGATACTTCATATCATATGGCTTTTGTATAGCTACCCTATCACCACTACTCTCTTCTTGATTATAGGTTGCTTCTCGCATCTCATATAATATCTGCGCGACAATCCTATCTCTTAACCACAGGATCGCGAACTCGGCAATATCATCACCGTCTTTCGCGTCGAACTCGGAGAGAAGATGGGAGACTACCCCCTTGGACAGATCTGATACTTCGCTCTCAAAAGTAGATGATAGTGCTTCTTCTAGAGACTTCCTAAACTCAATATCATTATCCACAATCCCTCCTAAGCTTCTCTCGAAGCTCCGTTAGCAGTTTTCCCAAATGATTCTTCCCAACGCCAGTCCTTAGGTCAACCCCCCAGAAGGTGTCTCCCCAAGTATTCCCCTCGTAAAGCTCACAATCTCCTGTTGCCAAAAGCTTCTCACGAAGATCGTCATCACTAAACTTTATACTCAGAGCCAACCGCATAACATCTATTTTTACTTCTTCCCAATCGCCCCTTAGCTCTACCGCTTTCCCTAGCCTCTTTACTCCACCAGCCATAGGGCAGTTTGCCAGATTATGCGCTTCTAAAAAATCACAAGCCTTTGATGCTTGATAGAAATGCTCTACCGTTGGGAATTCTATCCCCATGAAGGCAAAAGGACTCTTATAGAAATTGGACAAAAACTCATTGTCGCCTTTAAACTCAAATATCATCATTTTACTTCTCTTCTTTCTTACAGTAAACTCTTGTGCTTGAGAACTGGGGAGGAATCAGGAAATCCTTGAACAACTCCAAAAGACACTTCTCACATATAGAGAAGGTAAATCTATCACCATCCCCAAGTCCTGTGGAATCAAATCCTCCATGAACCTCAGTCTCCACAAGACCATTCTGATTGCCACCTTCTCCTATGAGGCTTTCTCCGCAATAATTACAGAGCACATCATCTGTGACTTCTACTTCCAATGTTACGGTCTTAGTTAGTTTCATCAGATTCTCACTAGATTCGACGCCTCTTCTGATGTCAACTCGGATAACGCCTTCCTATCTTCTTTCCTCAACTCCATCACCATAAAACCAGGCTTCAACTTATCTGGAAGGTCTTTCCCTTTGGACCGGCAAAAACGCAACTCCGTTTCGTCCGTGAAGAGAAACCGCCTCTCAGCAGCCTTGCTGACAAGCTGTTCAAACACCTTCATTGCTTTGCTTTTAACTCTCATATGCGACTACGGGGGTTCGAACCCCGGCCACAGCGTTGGGAACGCCATATTCTACCACTAAACTATAGTCGCTTTGCTCTTGATCTTTTCTTCTTGCCAGGTGACTTCCTAAAACTTGTCTTCCTGTCGAAGCCCTTGGTCTCTGCTTTTAGCTCGTCAGAGATTATTGGCATCGGTTTTTCTGGTTGTGCTGTGTTAGCCAAGTACATAGCTATTTCCTGGAAAGCAGTATGTGTATCTATCACTCGATAAAACTCCACTTCTTTAAGATTGCCGTTCCAAACTACAACTCCATCTTCGACGCCTCTTCTCACCTCGTAAGAGTTGGCTACAAAAACAGGACACTTCTTTTCAACAAACATCTCTGCAAACGACTCTCTCTTGTCCTCAAACCATTGGAAGAACTGCTCAACAGCCTTTTGACGCCAATGATAGAGCTTATTGCCCGAGAATCTTAATACCCACTTATATCTTGGAACCTTTGTGTATGTTTCAAGATCCCTCTTAGACAAATGCTTTTTTGAGAAAGCCATAGCCTGTTCTGCGTTAAAACAGAATTCTGTTTTCGATCCTTCATATTGGACCTCTAGAACTCCATAGATCTTCCCACAGAACCCTACCACCACAGTCTTGATCTCTGGCTCTCCCGTTCTTCCTCTTCTATCAAATTGCTCGCATCTCATTTCGGGGAAAGGATAGCTACCCTTAAGCTCCACTTTCTCAGCCTTGCGCAAATACAGCAAAGTCTGGTCCTGGCCTTGAGCCTGCACACCATCGTAGTAGTCATGATATTTTGAGATAATTCGCATAGGACATTTTCCTTTGCCGCATTATACTCGAATTAATACCACACCTGAGAAAAATGACTGAAATTCCATTCGTTCATCAGTCTCATCATAAACGGAAGTTTAGCCCCCTCGTCCAGGTCAGCAAACAAACACTCCAATGGAGGCTTAGGCAAAATCCCCACTACCTCTACCTCACAGTCCAAAGGAATCTCTAGACAGGAAAAAATACTTTCATTATACATTCTCATCTCCTTAGTGCCTCGACACGATTACCCCTGGCATACTGTAAAGAATAAGTTTGACGTTACCATCAAGCTTTTCTATGAGCCACTCTAGTCCTTGCCTTGGCGTAAAATTGATCTCGACCTGGCTTAACCCGTGATCGTTAATGACAACGATGCCCACTTCTTCATAGATTGCCCAGGACAAATAATGCGATAGTTCACCTAGCGATGAGATTATCGATTGCAACCTCTGACGAAGCCCATCTAAAAGTACCTCTAATTCTATCGCGGACCTGTTCTGCATCTTCCTTTTCTAACCTCATTGCCTCATATTTGTTATTCGTCCAAACAAGCCTTCCAGAATCAAGGTTATATTCCTTCAACCACATATTGTACATTCTTATGCCGCACTTTGTTTCAACTTCTGAAACTTTCATCTCATCCCCCGATTGAAGAGAAGATATCATCCCGAGCATAGCCGCTTTACCTTGTTTGTATAAAGTCATAATATCTCTGTACATAAAAAGGGGACACAATTCTACATGTGTCCCCTTTCCTTTCGTATAAGGGTTAGTCCTTCAACAGGTCTCCACGAACAAATTCCGAGATTACGTTTGGTGAGCTTGTGTTGAAACCCACTAGGTCGAGCATTCCAGAATCGCTAGGATCAGCAATCGTAAACCCGTTCGATGTCATCGCGACAACAATCAACTTCGCCGGAATGTTCATCTGCGCCCTATACTTATTGAGCGCCTGGAACGGGTGGATGTTACCAGCCCATGTCTCGCTGTCAGTCAGCACAACGAAACAGTCAGCCGCAACATTGTTCTGCATTGCCCAAATCATCGGCAACGCGCAGTCAGTTCCACCATAGTTCTTCATGCTCGACTTTTTGAGAGCCGACTCAAGACTATCTCTAGCCGTTACGCCGGTCTCCTGAAGACCATCGTTGAACATCATCAGGCGATGCTTCTTCTCTGTCCTTGCAACAACCATCGCCAAAACCGTTGCTGCCTCTGCGCAACTGATGTTCGCCATACCCGCACAATCACTAGACATCGAGTGGCTGACATCAATCGCCAAAACGAATCTCTTTCCTGTGGGCTCTACCGCATCGAACGCCATGTAGAAAGCCTCGTCCAAAGCGTTCGTAATAGCCTGAACCGGAGTCCAAGTGTTCGTGCCTCTGAACCCCTGCCCGCTACTGTAGGTCTTTAGGGCAGTAAGGATCGAGAGAGGATGCACCCTTCCTCTCTTCAGCGTTTCCAGAGTGGTCAGCTTCTCAACCACAATATCCGTCTCACCGCTGAGATCCTTAAGCACTCCCAACTTCGTCATGGTTCCAAGGTTCCTCATCGTAGCCGTCACAGGCATCGACGGCAGAAGAGCCTTGTAAACCTTCGGATCGCTCTTCAACTCAGTAGGAATGCTCTCATGCGCAAGCTTATACTCCTTGATAAGCTCGATAAGGCTATCCGCATCCCCAGCCTTCTTGGCTGCCTCGTGGGCGTACATATACCTCATCGGTGTATCCTTGAAGGCTTCCCACTGTTCGTCCGAGAAGGCTTCCCTGCCCTTGGTTACATATCGGAAGATGATGTTGTGGTCTTCGGTTCCAGGCTTCACGTGAGACAGTCGCAGAACGTCCCTATGGGTCCACGGGCTGCAACCCTCAAGCCTACGAGATGCATACTTGCATACCTGGAACGCCAGCCGCTTCGAGTCCATGCTGTTGTACCATCGCCCGATAGCCTTCTGTAAACCGGTTCCCCAGTTACGCAGACTATCCACGAATGCCACGAAGGTAAACAAGTGGGTTCCGATACGGGCAACCTTGCTCAGGTTCGCCAGCGCGTACTTCCTGGTATCGAGATCAGGGCACGATGCCGCAAGCGCCAATGCGAACAGCGCCGGATCGTTCTTCGGAGCCCGTCCAGCATCGGAGACGCTTACAACCGTATCCACAAACCTCTTGCCATCTTCCTTAATGAGATGGACGATATTCTTGGCGTTCTGCTTGGTGAGCTTTTGCTCCTTGACGTAATAGGTCCCGCCTTCGCTACCCAGGATCAAGAAACGCATCAGCCTTTCCCATGGCGATACCTTGAATGAGTAGCCGCCTGCACTGTTGGCGACTTGATCCTTGCGAGCGCGCTTGGACTGCTTCGTCTTCACAGGGGCCTTCTTGTTCATTCCAGAGATGTTCGCTAGATTCTTCGCCATCTTTCCTTCTCCTGTCCAGGGCAAATTTGGTACAGCCCTATGCTGCACTTGCGGCCCTGATTGGTATTTGCATTATACTGCCAGAATTGACACCAGAACCCCAGTTCTGAGGGAAAGATGAAAAAACTGACAAGTTGTCGAAACAAGGTAAGTTCCGGGTTTTAGGACCCGGTTTTTAATTGTTAACCTTGTGTCTTCGGCCAGCCTATTCAATTGTATTGTAACAGAAGTTCCTGACAAGCTTAAGAGTTGAAGCTATTTTCCGTTGACCAAGTTTCCCTAGTCAGACTAACTGAGATTTAATCCCAGTCAGTCATCCTGCCCATATCGTGCTACAAGAGTGGGCAGGATTGGATTCGAACCAAGTAGTTAAGCTTCAACATTCGGCCAGGTTCTTCTAGTCGGCGCGGGGGGAATCGGACCTCCTACCTTCTAATCGACCGCGGGGGTAGGCTCGGTTCCTATGGTTACATAGTCGTGCCCGTCGATCAGACGCTCTGCCAGTGAGCTACAGCACCGATGGTGGAACTTGTGGACAAGGGGTTGGTGGAGGGAGTTTAGCGCTCTACCAACTGAGCTACGGGGCACCCAATGGGGCTCCGACTGGACTCGAACCAGCGACCTCTCTCTTAAATGGAGATAACCCTCTTACCATTCGGCCCACTTGTTCCATATAGATAAAACAGACAAGGAGTTGCTGAAGGCATTTTACGCGTGCTACCATTACACTACCCAGCAGGGTTATACTGAATTGCTGGGGAAGGGATCGAACCTCCTCTACGGTCTCAAGGTGACGTTAACCTTCTGGCATTCGGCCTGTTTTATTTGTATTCTTTCAAAAAGGCGACGGGGCAGACAAGTTTGTTCCGGTGGGTATTTTCCTTTTGATAGATAACCCATTGGATTCGGCCTGCACCATCATCTGTTTGATCCGTGTTATTTACTTTTCGCTTCTAGCCGATGCTTCTAGTCTCGGCTCTCTGCTATCTGTTATCGTCAACTCTCATGCATTGTACTCAGTTAGATTTCACTTTTTCAAGAAAAATCCTCCCTGGATCATTATTTTTCTTCCGCCGCTTTAACCTTCTCCTGGATCGTTATCATCGTCATCGTCTTTATAACTCATACCGATAATGGCCATGATACCAGCAGACAGCAGCACCGGGAAGGTTATTATTGCGACAATAAAATACAACGGTCCCAAGAAGACGATCCCCAACCATCTCTCACCTAAATATTCTGGAAGACTTCTATGCGAAAGGGCATTCTCTGGATCTGGATGATCCACATATCTAAGAATTTTTTCGGACAGCTTAATTTCTAGATAAATGAAAAGAGATCCTATACCACCAGAAATAATCCACCAAGCAATAATATCAAATATCGGCAAGCGCTATTCCCCTCCAGTGTCACGGTTACGAGCCATTAGCTCCAACCTTATGTCTATAGAACACAGCATAAGCGTTAGACACGTTAATTTTGTATTTATCGCTGAAAAAGTAGTGTTAGAATCTGCTGGATAGTCCATATCAGACAGGACCCGATCAAGAGAGTCTACCGTTTTTGCAACATGCTCTCGATTGCCTGCCAGCCTATTTAACTCCTTCTCTAACTCTGTCTCAAAAGATTTGGTCTCTTTCTTCTTCGCTGGCATCGTTAAACCTCTTCTATGCTTTTCCACATAGTTTTTAGCAAGTCCCCAGCCTGGCTAATGTCCTTTTCCACCTTTTCCGCCAAAACGTCCTCGGATGGGGAGCCTTTCAGTGCTGGGAATTTATCCCTTAGTTTTTGAACAACAGCCATCTCTGCTTTTGCTTGCTGCCTACTAATATCTACAAAATCATTAATAGTGTCCAAAAAGGTTTCGGACGATGGAACTTCAAGAGTTTTGGTTTTGATTAACGCCATTAACGTGCTAAGTGCGAAAACCAACAACATTTGCTTTGCGCCCCCTGACAACCCTCCGACTTCCCCCTTCATCTCTTCCTCTAGCTTTTTAGATTGCTCCATCTGTTCCAAAAAGTTGTCCATATCTTCTTTGGCGCTCTTGTACTCTTTTCCCGCCGTGACTAATGATATCTTCTTCTCATCTAGTGGCATTTTATTCCTCTTTCTTGTCTATTTTCCACATATCATCATTGGGATATCGAACCCTAAGCTGCTTGTATATGATCTCCAAGACCTGTTGCTTTTGATCGTTCTTCTCTTCTCTTGCGCCGTGCATCAAAGATAGCCACAATAAAATAGATGGAGCTATTCCCATTCTCTCGCAAAAAGAATTTAGCTGTGAAACTGTGAATGTTGATGTCCCCTCTATAATGTCTATGATGAAATCCTCAGAGACCCCGAAACCCTCGTGAAGATCTTTGGGTGTCGAGTCTGTTACTAGATAGAGATAGTTTACGATCTCTTTGCTTTGTCTTATAGGAGTATTTCCCGCTTGTTCTAGTCCGGATGCCAGCTTCTCGTTATTCTTCATCCTTTACATCCTTTGGCTTGTCCAACCATCTAAACAACCTCTTTCCCACAAGCTCGATATAATCAAAAAGCCTATCCAACACGTTGTTTGATACCTTCCCGTTGAAAAGCCATATAAAAGGAGTAATAGTTAAGCACAAGAAAAAAGACCCCATTATTATTAACGTAAATATCGGGCCAAAGACCATAGCCACCAGCCTTGACCTAAACCTTTCATAAGAAGCATCCATGGGGGCCAAAAATACCCACATACCCACAAACATGCTCCAAACCAATACAACCAATACGATAGTCAATAACATTCTTACCTTCCTTTAGACATCAATATGGTCCAATCTGCTTTTCCTAGTCTTCATCGCCGGTACTTCTTCTGGCTCCAATTCGATCCCCTTCTCTCTTATTGAAGCCATTATCTCATCCATCTTCCCTTTTATCTGTATTATGGACTCAGAGGCTTCCGTCTCCTGTCTTTGGAGATCCCCCTGTATAGAGTCTATTCTGACATCCATATAGATCTGCTTCTTCCTTTGTGTCAAAAAACAAATGGGCTTCGCCTGCTCTTAAAGTATCTGGCGAATTTCCCCGACGAGATTTCATGTCATAGCTTAATTCGCCAGCCCAAGCAAGCCCGGCATGTTCGAGATATAACACTACCTTAGTTATCTCTGCCCGATATATATCCCATGACGAGCCAGATCTTAATATGCTTAAATGCCACACGATCTGCCCAACTTCTATCGGGCTCTCTACTTCTTTGTGCTTATCCTTAATCATGATACATCCAGATGCCTGAATCTGCCTGGTACTTCTTTATCTATCTTCTTCCCTGTCTTTTTTGCTACCTTCTTGGACTCTTTACCAGAAATGTTATTCAGAGACTCTTTGAAAGTTTCTATCTGTACCGTTTTAGAAACCACAAAATTATCGCAAGAAGTTTTCTTCTTTGCGATTTTATCCTGTAAGTCTTCTATCCTGTGTTTGTAGGCATTAATCATTGCTTGTTTTTTTGTCAAACAAAACAAATGTGCATTTTCCTCGGTCATTGTTCCTGGACGCCTGCCATATCCTTGATCTGGATAGTCCAGGCTGGCCTTCCAGTAAATACCTCCATTACGGGATAGCTGTACTTCTAATCCCACAACGGTCGCTTTCCAAATGGACCAGTCTTTTTCTGCCTTAAGCACTTCAGATACAATATAGTATTTTTCTCCGACCTTTACTGGGGCTTCCATCTTCTTTGACATTATTCTACCACCTTAATCATGATACATCAAGATGTCTAAATCTCCCTGACGCTTTTTTATCTGCCTTATTCGCTACCTTCTTTCTTGTCTTTCCAGAGATCTTGTCCATAGCCTCTTTGTATATCTTCATCCGCTCGTTTTTGATCTTTACGAACTTAGCACACGATTCTTTTCTGTTTTTAATCGCTTCTACAAGTTCTTCTACACTTTCACTATAAGCATTAATCATTGCCTCTTTCTTCGTCTTGTGGAACCACCATAGCTCTCCCTCCTCAATGGTGTCAGGAAGATCAGGATGACGGGGTGAGTCGTCGCCATAAGAGATAGTCGCTTCCCAATCAACCTTACCATCCCCATACTGAGTAAGCGAAACCTTCTTAACCACCGCCCTATAAACCTCAGGCTCCTTCCTTCTGCTAGAAGGGTTGAGTGCAATATAGAGCTTCTGCCCAGCATAAACTGGTATATCAATCTTCTTAGCCATCGCTGGCTCCTAACCTACATCCAAATGAGCAAAGCTCTTGCCTGACTTAACGCCCGACTTTGCAACCTTCTTAGATCCCGAAAGAGAGTTTTTGCTCATCTCTAGCTCCAGCTTGTCCTTTTCCTGGTCTAGCTTAAGCTTTTGCTTGTCATGCTTTTCCATATACGACTTCCTAGCTTTCTCCAACTTCGCCAGCTTGGAAGTGACTACCATCAACTTAACGTCTGACTCTGATCTGGCTATCCTGGTTTGAGCCTGTGAAAGTGTAAAAGTCTTTCTAGAGTTCGTTACATTGCCATAAGCTCGCTTCTTCCTGAACGAAACTACGATCTTGTCTTCTCTTACGCTTTTGCCGTTCACCAGCTTTACGGCTGTACTAACTTCCCTAATAAGCCCTTTAATATATTCGTCTGAGGAATCGCTTACTGGAATCCAAACCTCTTGCCCCACGAAAAATGGCACAGTCGATTCTATGGTCGTAGAACCCAAAAGCGATGTAGTCCTTGTCGCCGCGGTGGAATCTGGCTGTTTGACTTTTGGGAAATCTGAAATCGCTATCTTCTTCATCTCTTTCTCCAAGAGGGCTTCTCTCAAGCTCTGGTGAAACTTCTCTCTTACGTCATCTTTCACACGGTTATCCTCAGCTTCTGCTTACCGACATCTTCATCCGCTTTAATCCTCTCCATCAATGCAGAGATCTCTTTCATCGCCGCAAAATCTATTGAAAGCCCAGCGTACTGTGCTGGACGAAAAGCAGAGCCATCTGCCGAGACGCTACCAAGAGGAAGGCTATCCGTCATGCTAACGGTCCACCATCCAGACGTATTCCTAGAGAAAATCACTTCCATTTATTGCCTATGCTCTAACGGCCTTTCTTGCTTGAAAGAGACCGTAGCGTAAAGCTTAATCTTGTTATATAGTTCAAGGCTTATGGGTTTATAGAGAATATAGTGTCTTGTTATTTCCATTACTACTGGGAGTTTTCCCTTACTTATATTACCTGGGAACTCCAGAAGTCCCACAGTATATATCGAATTCTTCTCCTCTTGCCCGACGAAATATTTTGCTACTTCATCCGCTCGAACAGGGATGACAAACCCGCTAGTCGCTTCATGTCGCATGTCAAACCTTTCTTTGTTAAAACCCTCCTTGATAGTATTCTAACGTACTTACGAATCACTATTAATGGTACGTCAAAATATATGAGTCATCAGAAACATCAATCTCAATGATATCATCCGTAGGGTCTGCGTAATCATCATTCCTACGATCATACAAGATAGACTTCTTTGACTTTTTAGCCATGTCTGCGACATCTTGCTTCCACTTCTTAGACAAAGATTTTGCCTCTGACATGGGCTTGACTTCCAAGAGCCCCATATCCATCATCCGCTTGAGATCTTTATTCTCCCAAACTTCTTTTCCATACTTTTCTTCAAGCTTATGGACTGGATATACATCTCCTGGTTTTCTAAAAGATATGCCTAACTTCTTAATCTTGATTGTGGCTTTGCTAGTAGACCTGAGTACCTTCGTGTCATCAAATTCTTGCTCCACCACTACTGGCTCAAGATCGAATTCATCAACCTTATTTTCCTTCTTCAACTGTGGTGATGCCCTTTTAATCTTATGAGGAAGCTTCTTTACTTTATGCTTTTTGGGCCCGCTATCTATTTCTGGAAGTGGTAGCGTATCTTCAGCTTCCTCACCAAGATCTATGAACCTATATCGATTTGACTCACTCATATTATTTCGTCCGGCAAAACTGTCTACTACTTTATCGGTGCTATAGCCTTAAGAGCTACTGCTTTTGCCTCTCGGCCCTAAAGTACTGACTCCACTTGCTGTTGTTCTCAAACTCCTTAGCTGCCGAATAAATATCTGTAGACAAAAGCTGCATCATATTAGGATCAGCAAGACCCTCCTCGCTTATCCCAATAACCTGTTTCCCATCTCTCTTAAACGTCTCTGGATGGTCCTTTATATGCTTTTTCACCACATTGCTTAAGATAGCGTCCCCGAAATCTTTTATAAACGTGTTTTTGTAGTTCTGCTTCCAAAGCTTCTTTATCATATCGCCTGTACCATCTTGCCCCAAAACCTGCCAAATATGATCCCAGAAAGGACGATAATCTTTCATCTCTTCTGCTGGTGCTTCGCCAGCACCTGCGGGTCCAACTTCGCCAACATTAGCCGCCTGTTGCTCCCCTCCCTGTAAGGCAGGCTGTGTCTTAGCGCCTGCTCCAGGCGCTGCTCCACCAGCCCCTGCCTGCCCAACAGAACCACCGAATCTTTCCTTGGAAATCGCCATAAGGATCTGAGCAACTTGTGCTTCGTTTAATGCCCCAGAATCCAAATAAGGCTTCACTACCGACATGATCTGGCCCGAAATATTCTTCTGATTCACTTCTTGATGCTGTTCTGGCTGAACTTCTTTAGCGTTGATAGACGCGCTCCACGATTGAAGATAATTCTTCAACGTTTGAAACGACGACTTTTTTACACCTGCCCTCGCTGCGTTGTCATGCCAGGATTTTACCGTTTGGAATAGAGACCACACCTTCTCCGCATGTTCCCTATTATCAAGCTCAAGAAATCGTTGCGAAAATTTATATAGCCTATTCTCAAAATCATGAAGCGTCTGTGAAAACTTGCTAGTTTTAATCGCGTCAATAAGAGTGTTATTGTCGGTTGCTTTTTCTATAAGCCCAATAACCCCATCAAGACTCTCCGTGAAAATAGCTACAAGAATTGCAAGATCTCTATGTAAGGGGTTCGAAGCTGGAGGGGCTTGTGCAAGCTTCACTGCCGTTTCTTCTAGCTCGTCAGCAAGTGCGAACTTAAGAGATTTCCTAAAGTCTCCTGCCATCCTAAACATCTTATGGCAACCCACATACCAATCAAAAGTCTCTTTAAGAAGATCTTGGTATCTAAGCTCTCCATACCAATTTGAAGATGCCTTCTTAAGCATGGGAGACGGGTCAGCAGACAAGGATGCTAACTTAGCCCCAATAGAAATGATTTCCTTCGACTGAGAAGAAAGCCCCAAAGTGGACAATTTGTTACTATATGTTTTAAACCATGTGGAATTTAGCATAGCGGCACTGTCTCCGTCAGACACATGTCTTTACTTAGTATTCCCCATTCAAAAGTTGTTTTCCTACAAACATTATAAAAACTGTACGTAAAAACATCACCCTATATCTACGCCGATACGGGGTGATGCTAAACTAGACTCTTGAGAATAATATCTACAAACACTCATTTCGCAAAATTATGGCTTAGAACTCTGCTGCCTGAGCTTACGGTTCTTGCGCTTAACTTTGCCGACCTTCCTGCGCCTTCTTGAATTAGAGTGTTTTGCTTTTCTTGACATAGTTTCTTTCCGTCTTATTCTTTATGATCGGCACCAGCGGCCAGAAACTCCATGCACATAGTGGAATAGTCATCACTGACAAGATTTTCAGCATCCTGTATCTTTACCTCTTCTCCATGATTAGCCAAAATCTTTTGGAATTGCTCCGGCTCCATAGTCCCATTTTCCATCAGGGCAGCAACCAACTCTCTCAAAATGCCCTCATGTAAACGAATCAGGTCACATGCTTTACTTCTCTCTAGTTGAACCATTTTATCAATAACAGTGTTAGTCACCGAAGTATCATGGTTATATGCATCAGAGTCTACCGTTTCGATATGCGGTTGTATGATCTTGGTAGTCGCCCCCTCCCACATGCCATACCTTCGAATATACTTTCCCGCAAGAGCCGTAGATAGGGCGATATCGCTCTCACATCCATCAGTCAATAGCTCGTGCCCAAAAACAAGCTCCTCGGCAATAATACCGCAAAGGCCCATTCTTATTAGCTTCTTAGTAGCTTCCCTATTAAGCTGTAATTCATGCGCCCCCATGTAACCTCTTTGACTACTTGCGTCTTTGGCGTTCGCGAGAATCTGGGTGGGAGCCGCCCTGAACAATAAGCCATAAGCCAATGCATGCCCAGCCTCATGCACCGCAATAATGCTCCTAAGATTGGGATCGTGTCCCCTCTTGATCGAGTCAAGAACACCTGGGCTATGAACCTTTACCGTCTCTCCTCCCACGGTGGCAACGATATGCTCATCCGCATAAGATACATCAATAATCTTTACGTCCAGGTCTACTGCCCTAAGCAAGAACAGCGGTATCGTACTCTCTAAAACCGAAGAGATGGTCGAGAACAGTGGACGAACACCTTGCGACGGAAAGACCCCGTTGCGGTACACAAAGTCGTTCAACTCACTCCTTGTTGTTATTCTTACGCCTGTCTTCTCCATAACATCGGCAGAAAGGGTAGCAATCTTTCTCCTGATAATCTCTTCATAAGAGCCCCGACCAAGAGAAGGATATATAACATGAGTGTTACCAAGTCTCGCGATCTGCTCTGGTTTGAATCTCCTCTTCAGGGCAGATTTAATAGTGATCATATTGATCTTTTTCGAGAAGGCATGAAAGATGTCGGCGTCCGCATCCGAATCGCCACACGCATCAGACATGGTATACGCTTCGTCCAAGTTCCCCGAAACGAAAATCATTAATTTAGAATAGTCGTCGCCCTCATGAATGCTAGGATCATGAAGCTTCTCTAGAACAACAGAATTAAACTTCTTGTCGTCCCATCGCATAATTTGCTCAACAGGCTGTGGAAGCTTCAACATCTTCTTTAGATCTCTCGACTGCCAAAAAGACCTTGTATAAACGCGCTTCTTTTTTTGCTTCTTTTGAACGGAGGATGTTGTCATCGGCTTCAAAGGCTCCGAAGAAGAACCCTCCTCCTCTTCTTCGTCGTCCTCGATCTCCCCATAATACAATGTGTCCAAAACCATCTGCAACATTCGCTGTCGGCTATCAGACTGCCCAGAAAACATCCCATCACTCAATAGCATCCAGACATCTTGGAACTTGTAATCATGGATCTCGCCACCACGCTCGTCCACTGTCCTGAATCTCTGGATCTCATCAAGCAACAACACGCCTGGTTCAGACGGTTCTAAGTTTGAGCAAGCCAGCACCGATTGCAGATTTGAGGCATATACATTCGACACGCCCTTATTCGTTAGCTGTACTTCTACAAACCTCTTCCCGAAATCCAAACCCCTTACAAGCCTTCTTACCAGGTCTGTCTTCCCCACCCCGGTCATACCCCAAAGATTAACAATAACCGGTCTTGTAATAACCTCTGGCAGCACATACCAAACTTCTATATTGCGAATGATCTTGTCAATAATCTCGTCAAGACCTACAAAATGATCTTTCAAATCTTGCGAAACTTCTGACAGTCTTGTTCTGCGATTCCTGATTCTCTCTAACAAAGACTCTCTATCAAAAGCATTTTCTCGAAGTTCGCTTTCTCCAAGCCCACTTTCCTCTAGTGCGGGGGCGAAGCCGTTGTCATCCTCTTCTAGCTCTTCGTCCATCGCAATATCAGTAGGAACAACATTACCCTCTGCCATTGTAACTCCTTGAACTATTCGAATTCTTCCATGTTAATTGGTGAATCTTCGTCTGCCCTTGCTATTGGAATGCCTGTACTCTGATCCTCTCCGTCTGGAATCGCAAGTGTTACGCCTGGCGTTATCTTAACCGGTTTCGTTGTGGGCTCGTCTATCAGCGGGAGATACTTCACCTTGGGACTTTTCGCAGGCTTCGTAACCGGCTTCCGAATCAGAGGCTTGAAAGCCGGGACTTTGATCGGCTTTCTCGTTTTGATCTCAAAAGGCACAACTTTCGGAGGCACTGGCTCAGGTGCTGGTTGGGTTGTCGGCAAAACGACTACCGCTTTAGAGTCAACACCTACCGGACTGCTCTTTTGTTCCTTCTGCGAACAACCTATCACACAAAACATTACCAACACAAGCACTTTCGCATCTCTCATCTTTCGGCCTTTCCGTAAGGGTTTGAACTTCTAAGCATCAAAAGCCTACAGCATTTACAGTCACTACAAACAACTTTACTTCAACATCTCCATCAAAAAGCTCCTTCCTAGCCCATTAAGCTGTTGTAGCATCAGGGACTTAGCCAAAGAATCTGTCGATGGGAATGGATACGGAGTCACCGTTGTTTCTTTAACCATAAGGCATTTCAAGCCATTAGCGAAAGATGAGACCAGACTTGCTTCAAGAAAAGCCCTTGCGACGAACATCGCTTCTAATATACTGTTGCCGTATTCCAAGAGATCCGCAATATCAACTTTGTCACCGCAAATCTTCATGCGTTGCCGTGTAAAGCGCATCTACTGGTTTGACAATCGAATAGGATTCCCCGTCTTCTGCCTTTATGGCCCGAGCAATCATTATCGTAAAATTGGGATTGAACGACTGCGCATAGAAAATATCTTCATTACCAAATGGACTTCGTACTATCGTCGCAAAATCTTCCATTACGATTCTCCTGTCAATACGAGACATACTATACCGTACAACCATTATCACTACGACACAAAAGTAAAACAAATTGCCGATAGGATAAATGGCTTAAATTCACGAATAATAAGACATGTCCAGATCATGGTACAAAAACTTAATGCCCAAGGTTAAAGACGTTAAGTCGTCTATCACCGATCTTGCGCAAAAAATCAAAGCCATTAGCGGAGTAAAAGAAGTACGAGCCTGGGGATCATA